GTGCCTCAGCCCCCTTCCCATGACTTCCCGAGCGACCTCCTCGCCGGCCAGGAGGAACTGCACCAGGTCCGGTCCGAACTCCTGGCCCTGCTCAAACGGCTGCCCTGGTCCGTGGAGCCCCTCGACGGCTTCAGCGACACCGGTGGCTGGCGCAAAGTGGAGCGCCCCGCTTCGCCCGGCTGGACGCCTGACGAACAGGCCGAGGTCGAGAAACTCCGCGCGCGCGAGCGGGAGTTGGCGGTGCTCGTCACCTGCCATCGCTACTGGGAACAGGTCACGGGACCGGACGCGGTAGCCGCGAGGGCCCGGCTCAAACACGCCCATGAAACGCCGGACGACTCCCTGTCCACAGGCCATTGACAGCCGTTGACGGCGGGCGTTGACTCCTTCTTCTAGCCAGAAAAGCCGCCTGCGCAAGCCCCTCACCCGGGTCTCCCTCGAGCCACGGTGGTGCAGCCATGAACGTCCTGATAGTCATCGCGATCCTGGCCCTCTTCGGGTTGGGCTTCAGCCAGCCGCTCCTGTGGGTGGCGGCCGCGGTGCTCGCCTTCTACTTGGTCCGGTACCACGACATCGGCAGCGGCTCGACAGCCAAGAAGCCCTCCAGCAGCAGCGGAGGTCTGGGCGGCGGAGGCGGAGGCGGCGGGGGTGGTGGCGGCTACCCCAAGACGTACCACGACTACCGCATCCGCAAAGAACGCCAGGAACGCTGGGACCGCAGGTACCGCCGCTCCCACCCGCACTCGGGCCGCTGACCCCGAACCGGCCGCGCGACACGGCCTCTTGACCTCGCGCCGCGGCCACCGGACCCGACCACGCGAAAGGCCCCCTGCCGAGATCGGCGGGGGGCCTTCGTCACCGGTGGGCGCGGACGGTTTCGAACCGCCGACATCCTCCTTGTAAGAGCGTCGCTCTGAAGATCCAGGCTGGACCGGGTTCGCCGAGACTCGCCGAGCCATTTTTTCCCCTTCACGACGCCCCCGACTCGGCGTTCGCCGAGACTCGCCGAGGGCCGCCGAGGGGGGGTTGTGGACTCCTTGTGGACTCCACACCGATTCGATCACTTAACCGCACGGAGTCCACTTCCCTCCGCCGACGACTCGCCCACCAGAGCAGCACGCACGTTCTCGCGCGCGCCCTCGCTCTCATGGGTGTAGATCCACGTGACCTTGCCGCCTCGCTTCTGCCCGAGGAACGCCTGCGTGTCCCGCTCCGGCACGCCGGCCTCGTGCAGCCGCGACGTGGTCCGGTGCCGGTACTCGTAGATGCGCGGCCACCACTCCAGGCGCCCGGTGTCCGGGTTCACAATCTGACGAGCAACGCCGGCCTGCACCGTGGCCCTCTTCCACGGGCGCTGGAGGTTGTTCATGTTCAGCGCCCCGCCGCGCGGGCCGCGCAGGAGCAGTTCCTCGACGTGGAGGTCGAGCCCGTCGCCGATCCGGGACCGGGTGGCTTTCGGCTTCCACTTGTCGATCATGAATTGAAGGGCGTCCCACGCCGTCGGCGTGAGCGGCACGGCCCGGAAGCCCGCCTCGGTCTTGGGAACCGCCTGGCGGCGCAGGCGGCCGCCGTCAAGGACGAGAATCTCCTTGATGTACGCCACCCGCTCCGCCTCGTCCAGGCAGTGCAGCCGCAGACCGGCGTACTCTCCCGGCCGCATCCCGCACTCGTGCGCGAAGTCCCGGAAGATCCGTTGGTAGTACTCGGGCAAGGCCGCATGAATCAGCGCGTACTGCGCGGACGTCGGCGGCTTCAGGTCGTCCGGGTGCTTGATGTTCTTCGGCGCCGTGACTTCCAGGTGGACGGCCGGGTTCACGCTGATGCGCTCACCGTCCTTGATCGCCGCATCGAGCAGGGCGACGAGGAGTTCCTTGACCTTCTTCTGCGTCTCGTGCCCCTTCACCTCGTGGGTGAGCCACCTCTGGAGGGCCATGTATTCCAAGTCGATGAGCCGGTACTCGGCCCACTTCGGTTCGAGGTGGGCGGTCCACACGCTCCGCTTGCGGTTCCGGGTCTTGATGGCGCCCTTCTTCTGGTGGACCTCCCACCATTCCGCCCACCACTTCCCCAGGCGGATCTTCCCTCGCTCCGGGTCGCGGTACTTGCGCTCGCGTACGTCGGCGCGAGTCCGGTCGAGGAACGCCTCGGCCGCCGCCTTACCGCCTTCCTTGATCGTGAAGTTCTTCGACTTCTGCCGCCCGGTCGGGTCCCGGAAGCGCGCCTGCCACGAGCCGATGCAGTCGCGCCGCGGCCGGCGTTCGCCGTACTCGCCGGGCGGATAGTCCGTGAGGCACCGGCTGCATCCGCAGCTCTTGCTCGCGATCTGCCGGGGGTTGTTCAGCGCCCTACGCGCCATGGTTGATCACCTGCCCACTCCTTCGCTGGCTAGGAACGCGGGGCAGCAGCGAAACCGGCTCCCCGCACCAGCAGACTGCACCCAAGTCCGGTTGCTCCACGGCCAGTTCAGAGAGGATCGCCCGCACGACGGTTACAGCGTGTGCGTGCCCCAGAGTGCGGGGCAGGGTGATCGTGCCGTTGGAGGCATCGAAGGGCGCGGGTTCGCTCTGAGGCGAGAATCGAATGCGGACGCACATAGAAAACCCCCGTCTTCGCAGGCATCTTGAACCTGTCGCCGAAGGGGGAGGGCATCGGCCAGTCGTCCGACCGTACATCCACTTGATGGAATTATCGACCATTGTTGAGCGTGTTGTTAGGTAGTCACACACGCTGAGTGAGCGGGTCCGTTTTACGGAGACCGGCGAGGGCAGCCGAGGGTTGTACGCGACCTCAATTCGCCTTGGTGCGGCCTTCGTTGAGGTCGCGCATCGCACGCAGCTGGACCTCGGCGATCTCCTGCTGTTCGCGCGGGAGACTGCGGATGAGGTCGAGGATGCGAGCCTCTGCGTCGGGGGGCAGCGGGCCGGGACTGACGCGCTCGGTGGCCTCGAACAGTTCCTCGACGGTGAACTTCGGGAACTCGACGGCGATCCGGCGCAGCACGTCGGGGCGGGGCGTCCGCTTGCGGTGACTCCAGGTGTTCACGGCGGAGACGGAGACGCCAAGGCGCTTCGCGACCTCGGTCTCATTGACGCCGTACTCGTCTTTGAGCCTCTTGAGGAGCTGCGCGAAGTCTTCGTTGTGCTGGTGGCTGCCCTCGTTCCCCACGCGGCAAGAGTGCCCGACGCTTCTACTTTTCTCAAGTGAAAGTAGAAGCGTGGCGTATTCGCGTGCGGCGCGCAGCCTCCCCGCCACACGCCCAGCGTGCAGGCATATGACCCCAGAATAGAACGCTTCTTCGATTATGGAAACAGCTCGGCGAGACTCGGCCGAACCCGTTGACGCCGCTCGACTTCGACTGTAGAAATGTCGCACCACCACGAACACGCGGTGAGCTACACCACCACCAGGCACGGGGTCCACATGCCGAAAGTCAGCCGCAAGGGCGACGGCAAGCCACTCAGAGACGCCATGACGGCCGCCGGCCTCACCGGGCCCGAGCTCTCGGAGGCCACGAAGGAGATCGACCCGACAGGTCGAGGCGTCAGCCCTGCCACCGTCGGCCGCATCACCGGACGCGGCAAGACCGCCCGCAACACGTGCGAACTGCACACCGCCTGGTTCGTCGCCGAGGCCCTGCACCGGCGAACGAACGCCCCCCTCCAGGACCTCTTTTCCATGCCTGCACGTTCGACTACGACAGTAGAAAGGTCAAGGTCTGATGCCGAAGAAGAGTGACCGCGTCGTCGACCTCCCGGCCGGACTCGTCCCTTTGCTCAGCCAGAAGGAGATCGAGACGTACTACGGCGTCTCCGACTGGACCGTCCTGAAGTGGATCGAGGCGGGGATGCCGACCGAGCCCTTCGCGGGCCGAGGCCGTCGCTTCGCCCTCGCCAAGTGCGAGGCGTGGCACGCCGCGAACGACGTGGCGGAAGACGAGAGCGACGAACTCGTCGCGTCCGCCTGATCCACCCCTGAACGCGCCGAAGGGCCGCCCGCTTTGACCGGCCTGGCGACCCCCGATCGGCGACCTCTTCAACCTTGAAAGAGAGGCCTCGATGGCCACACAGCCTACCGATCTTCCGCGAGGAGATCTCCGTCCGGTGCTCGTCACCGGTATCGCCCTCCCGACCTACCCGCCGCAGACCGAGCGAGAAGTGTTGCGCCGTGCGGCGCGGATCCTCGCCGCCGTCGGGCTGCACCAGGGCGACTTGGTGCTCGACCCCTTCGACCGCCGCCTGTCGACGCTGCACTCCGAGCGGCCTATGTCGATCGTGGCCGCCTGCCACATGGCGGTGAGCGGTGACCCGCACAAGCCGTCGCCGCTGGCGTACGCCGCGGTGGGCGTGCTGGCCCGTCGGCTGCTCGTCAACGGGGAGAGCCCGTACGCGGAGGACACGCTCGCGCTGTCGTGGCACGTCGAGCAGTGGGCCGACGTCGAGGGTCGTACGACGGAGTCGGCGGTTGCGGTGCTGGAAGCGGCTGCGGACGCGTGCGGGGTGGCGGCATGACGCGCGAGGAGTTGCTGGCGCGGGCCCGGAAGCACATGTGGGCGTCCTGGGCGTTGTCGTCGGAGGAGATGGGTTCGCAGGCTGCGGACACGCTGCTCGGTCTGGGGATGCTGGTGCCCGAGGGCGGCGCTGCCGAGTTGGAGCAGCTGCGCGGTCAGGTCTCCGAGCTGAAGGCCTCGAAGGCGCGGGCCCGTGCGCACACCGAGCACCTGGCCACGACGCTGGTTGCTCGGACCGAGGACCTCATCGCGGCTGAGTCGGCGGATGTGCTGCCGGTGCCGGTGGGCCCGGAGCCGCTGGCGCTGACCGATCAGCAGGTCGACGCTCTCGCCACGGCCGGGAACCGCGTGGTGAACGACGAGGTGCACAAGGCCGTGTGCATGTGCGACGCGTGGCCTGAGAGGTGTCTGTCGTCGGGCGACTACTTCATGGGCGCGTGGGACGTGAGCGGTCTGGAGACTGCGATTCCGGCGGTGCTGGGGTTGTGGGAGCAGATGCGTGGCGGCGAGGCGGCACGGCTGCGGGCTCGGGTCTCCGAGCTGGAGGCGCGGATCGCGACGGCGCTCGCCCCGCACGTGCAGTACGAGGACTCCGCGCACTGCCAGGCCGACGGCGAACCGTGGCCGTGCCTGGTCACGGCGGCGCTCACCGGGCCGGACCGGGTGCAGCGGTCGGCGGACAAGCTGACCGCGCTGTTCGCGCCGACGCAGGCGCTCCGCGAAGAGCCCGTCCCGGCGTGCAAGAAGTGCGGCGCCCCGGAGTCGAAGTGGTGCCCGGACTGCGCGGCCTGCCCGGCGGACTGCTACAGCCACCGGTCCCGTTCCTCGTGCGCGCACTCGCGGGCTCCGTGGGGTGACGCGTGATGCCCGAGTCCAATGACGCCGACCGCCCCGTCCCCGTGTGGGCGGAGCGCGCGGCCCTCAGCACGGCCAACGCTGCCGACCGGGCCAAGCTCGCCGGCCTCGGCGCCCTCCTCTTCCTGCTCCGCCTCGCCGCTCCGAACGGAGGTGCACGATGACGCACCGAACCGACGGCCTCACCCCGCCCAACGTGACCGCCCGCGGCCCCCTCACCGAGCAGCAGTACGAGGTCCTGCGTGCGCTGGCCAACGGCGAGAGCACCGCCCAGACCGCAGCCCGTCTGGCCCTCAGCCTGAGCACCATTCGCAGCCACCGTCAGAGGCTGTACCGGCGGCTCGGTGTCCATTCTGCGGCGCACGCAGTGGGCACCGCGTTCCGGATCGGCCTGCTGGGCGCGGAGGAGGTCGAGGCCTCGTGACGAGCACGCCCCCCATGAGCGACACCGAGCGGGTGCTCGGGCAGATCGAGCGCGGCGAGGTCCGTGTGGGACCCGGCGCGGCCCGTGAGATCGCCGCCGCCGCTGAAGCCGCCTACGGGTCCGCCTGGCCCCGCCGACGCCGCGCGAACCATGCCGCCAGTGCCGCGCGCGCCCGCACGCAGCCGGGCACCTGGGTGCTCGTTGGCGAGTACGGATCCCTTCAGTCCGCAAAGGCCACGGCCTGGGTGATCCGCACCGCTGCCACCAGCAAGCCGGGCATGGGCCAGTACTACGCCCCTCGAGGAGCCTTCGAGACGGAGACCCGCCTGACGGCGTTCGGGTGCGAGGTCCACGTTCGGTTCGTGGGCGAGCCCGCGGTGTCCGCTGATGACGAGGCGTGGGCCGAGGCCCTCGCCGCGCTGAACGGCGGCGGGGCGTGACAAGCACCGCCGAGTGGATCGGCTCCGGTGCGATCGGGGTCAGCGCGGCCGTCCTGGTCGCCGCTGCCGCACGGTTCGGCGCCGCGTGCGCGCACGCCGGGGCGGACGCCGAGCTCGCCGCCTACGCCGCCCGCCGCGATGCCGCCAAGCCGTCGGCGGCTGCGGCCCCCGTCCCCCCGTTCGAGATGCCGCCTGTGCCCGAGAGCCCTCCGGCCGACCCCGCGCCCGACCAGACCCTGCAGCTCCACGAGGTCAAGGCCTACCGCGCACGCCACCGCAAGGGAGAACCCGCATGCAACTGATCGACGAGCTGTACCTGGGATGGCAGCCGCTGTCCCACGCCCCCGACTGCGCCCGGCCCACCTGGGACGTGGCCGAACTGCGCGGTGATGAGGGCGGCCGCATCGTGGCGACGGGCGCCGAGCACCACTCCTGCGCCAACGACACCTGCACCCACCGCGACGTCTTCGGCCGCGTGCAGCTGCGGCTGCTGTGCCAGGACTGCGGCACCGTGCGCGTGATCACCGGCGAGGGCCTGACCCAGGTGGTGTCCAGCGTGAACGCGACCGGCTGGGGCCAGAGCCCGCGGCAGCTGCACGGCGTGTGGCTGTGGCCCGGCCGGCCTGCCATCGAGGACGGGGACCCGCACGACTACCTCGCCACCCGCGAGCCCGCTGCCACGGTCACCACCGGCAACCTGCACGGGATCATCACCGGCTACCACGACGCCAGCGGCACCCAGCGGTGGATCGCCGCCGCGCTGCCCGACCCCGACGGCGCCCACCAGGTGCACACCCTGCGCTGGCGCTACAGCAGCAACGGCCTGCCCGACCTGGAGGCCGCCGCCGCCTGGCTCGCCTCCACCGACACCCGCACGCCTCACCCTCTGGTGGTCGCCGTATGAACGTCATCGAACTCGCCCTGCGCGCCTACGCCGAGCGCACCGCCCAACAGGCCGCATCCGCGGACGACTGGGCCGAGCAGGCCCGTGCCGATTTCCTGGACGAGGCGCGCAAGAGCGCCGCGGTCAACGTGTCCGAGATCGCCGAGAACCTCACCTGGTGCTACGTCACCGAGGGCCTGCCCGACCAGGTGGAGGAGGCCCGCGCGCTGCTGGCGCCTGGGCGGCTGGAGTACCTGCGCTACCGCGTCGACGCCGCTGCGGAGACGGCGGCGCTCGAGCTGGTCCAGCCGCGTGCCGCCGACCGCATCTCACCCGTCACCAGCCTGATGCACCTGGGCCAGCTCCTCGAGCAGGCCCAGCCCCCCATCGAGGGCGCCGGCGGCGGGCAGCAGCGCGGTCCGTGCACCGCAGTGGACCAGGCCGTGGACCATGCCGCCCGCGTCGCCGATCTTCTGCGCCGTCTGCGCGAACAGCACCCGGACGCCGACCTGGTCAGCACCACCGTCAGCATCTTTGGCCAGCAGGCCGGGGACGGCGATGCCCACCTCCACCTGACGGCCCGAAGCCTGGGCGCGCTGCGCACGGTCGTCGCCGCCCTGGGCGCTCAGGTGACGGTGCGGACCTCCGGCGGCCACGGCCTGGTCCTGGAGCACGGCACCGCGACGTGCTCGATCGACGGCATCGACGTCCACCTGACGGCCTTCGACCCGATGCCGGACGACCGGGCCGCCGCCTGGCTCAAGGACCAGGACGACGCCGCCGAGACCGGGCACGCCGGGGATGGTGAGGGCTGATGCCGTCGCGTGCTCAGCGGCCCCGGCTTCCCGAGACCAGCCCGGGCCAGCGCAAGGCCAGGCTCGCCTGGAACGGCGGGATGGCGGACACGTCCCGCCCGCCGGCGCAGAGCGGCGTGATCCAGGCGTGCACGGCCGAGGGGTGCGGCAGCCCGGCCAGCAGGCGCGGCACCCGGACCGGCATGGTCACGGTGCGCGGCGCCGCCGACGGTGCCGCTGCGCACTGGTACTGCGTGCGGCGCTGTGCCGCGATCGCCCGGGCCCGCGCGGACCTGCGCAGCATCCCGCTGCGCCGCGGCGGTGAGATCCGATGACCTCACGTGCCGAACGGATCGCTGCGGTGCTGCGCCGCCCGCAGCCCGTGCGCGAACCGCTCGCCATCGAGTTGCGCGGATCGGTCGTGCAGCTGCTCGCGCCCGGGACGACCGATCCCACCTGGATGGCGACGCCAGAAGTGGTGGCGGCCGCGATCGACAGCGCCCTGCAGAAGGACACCTTGCCCGGCGGCAACACCCTGCCGGGCGGGGCGGAGTTCACTGCCCGCGCCGAGATCCTCGCCGTCCTCACCGACAGCGGCTACAACTCGCCGGCTGCCGCCGAGCTCCTGGGCCGTGCCCACCGCGAACCCCGCGCCGATCCGCCGGACCCGGAGTTCGTGGAGACCCTCGCGGGCGGCCACGCCCTGATCGTCCAGTACGGCGATGCCGAGCTGACCGGCACCTGCCAGTGCGGCCGCGCTCTGGGCCGCATCACCCCAGCCGGATCCGTCGACCACCTCGCCGGCCTGTGGGAGCGCCACACCACCACCGAACTGCCCGCCCCAGCACGCCCGAACGGAGCGACATGACCACGCCCCAGCCCACCCGCCCCTGGTACGAGGACCTCACCGACGGTGTCACCGCCCTGCGCGAGGCCGCCTATGAGTACAAGGCCGCGCACCGCGCCGCCCGGAGCCTGCGCGACAGCGTGATGCTCGAGCGCCGCCGCCTCGAGGAAGGCCGCATCCACGCCCTTCCCCGTCCCGACGCGCGCGGCTTCGAGAACCGGACCCGCACCCGCGCCCCCCACGCGGACGCCGTCTTCGATCTGGCCAAGACGTACGGCGACCTGCTGCAGGGCCTGGCCGAGCAGTTCGAGCACGCCGCCCTGCTGTACGCGTCCGGCGCCTGCTGGTCCATCAGCCAGGTACAGCAAGGGGCCACCCCGACCTTTCCGGCGTTTCAGCGCGACCCCGAGGACAACAAACTGCTGATGCCCCGACCGCTCGTCGAGATCTCCGGGCTGGAGCGGTACAGCGAACGCGCCAGGCTCGCTGCCGCCTACGAGCGGCTGAGCGGCTGCCTGAACGCTGCGGCCTACGGCGAGGACCTGGCCGGGCAGGACTACCTCGCCGACCACGAGGCCTCGGCCATGCACGACGCGTGGGAGCACGCCGCGGGCACCGGCCCGGCCGCCTACGCCTACGGCCTCCTGGCCGAGCGCGCCCTGAGGTTCGCCCTCCTGAGCGCCCGGCACGGGACGCCGCCCGCCCCCACCGCCCCGGCCCCGGCCCCGGAGCCGGAGAGCGCGGGGTGAGCGACGGGCCGCGGCGGCCGGAGTGCGGGCACTGGATCGGTGCCGAGCGACGCCGCTGCCGGTCGGGCGACCGCATCCGCGCCTACCTCACCGGCCCGCGCTGCCCGCTGCACACACCCAGCGCCCTGGCGGGCAAGCCCGAGCCGCCGCCCGGCCCCGGCCTCCCAGCGGGCGCCTGGACAACCCCCAGCCCCCTGAACGACTCCCGTGTCCACGACGCCCGGGCCATCGCCTCCGGCAAACGCCGGGCCTCCCCGCACGCCTACCGGGCCGCGCAGGCGGCCGTCGACCACCGAACGGAGCTGAACCTGTGACCACGACACCGAGCCCCGCCGACCTCGCCCGCCGCGCACAGCCCCGGCCCGCCACCCGGCTGACCCCGGCCCAGGCCATCACGCCCGGCCGTCTCACCTCGCACGAGCGGTTCAAGCCGACCTACCACCGGGCCCTGCTGCACAGCGGCCTGCTCCCGGAAACCCGCCTGATGGGCCACACCCTCTTGTGGTACGCCCACCACCGCACGGGGCGCATCTCGCCCAACTTCCAGCCCAGCCTCGAGCAGATGGCCGCCGACAGCGGCCTCGCCCCGGCACGCGTCGGCGTCCAGCTCGAGGTCCTGCGCGAGCGCGGCTGGCTGCGGCTGACCCCGATCGCCGAGGGCCCGCGGCAAGGGCTGCCCCGCTTCGAGCTGACGATCCCCGCCCTCCATCTCGAGCGCATCCGCACGCTGCGCGCCGAGCAGCAGCCCGACCAGTCCGACTGATCCCCCCGACTGCCGGGCGGGCGCTGACCTGCCGCGCCCGCCCGGCGCCAACTGCCCCAAGGGAAGAGCCCTCATGGAATTCAGGCGCACCCGCCCCACCCGCCAGTTCTTCGCGACCGGCGGAGGAGCCGGCCTGGTACCCGACTTGCGCTGCAGGCACGGCCTGCCCGTCCTCAGCCTGCACCTGTTCAACGAGCAGCCCGGCCAGACGAGCGACGACATCGGCATCCTGCTGCCGGAGTGCCTGGCCCCCGACCTGCTCGGAGTGCTCATCGCGCAGGTTCAGGCGGCGGGCGGCCAGGAGGCGGGCGAGCAGTTCGTCACCGCCATGTTCGCCGCCCGCGACCGGGCCTTTGAGCACATCGCCGAGCGTGCCGCCGCGTATCCCGCCCCGGCGTGCTGCGAAGCGGGCGCCGCCAGCGGCGGCCTCGAGCACACCTGCGGCCGCAACACCGCCCCCTGACCCTGCCCACCTGTCGCCACTGAGAAGGAATCCGATGCCCGCCTTCGCGCACGCAGCCACCGTGGCTGCCGAGCACCCCCAGCCGCAGCCCGCGGCTGCCGGGGCGCTCCCGCGCGGCGGCGGGCACACCGTCAAGGTCCCCCTGCGCCTGGTCGTAGGTGCTCAGTACGCCGATGCGGCCCTGAGCGTCTACGTCAAGATCGCAGCACTGGCCCAGCGCGCCGAAGGCTGCACCGCCAAGGTCGCCGTCATCGCCGAGTACCTCGGCATGAGCAAGTCCGCGGCGGAGCGAGGCCTCGGCCAGCTCGTCCGGCCGGACATCATCGACGGCCTGATCGAGACCCCCACCGTGCGGCGCACCCTGCCCGGCGGCCGCGGCCAGTCAGCCCACCGCACCACCCGCGACCTGGCCGACGGCGAACTGTGGGTGCGGATCCCGGTCCGCGCCGCCGAGGCCCTGAGCCCGCGGCTCCTGCGCCTCTACGCGCTCCTCGCCTACGCCACCGCCCGCAACATCCCGGCGACCGCCGCCGAGCTCGGCGAGCAGCTGTTCCACCACACCGGCAGGCGCGCCGGCGAACACCTCGGCGAGCGACAGGCCCGCCGCCTGGTCGACGAGCTCGAGGCGGCGGGCTGGCTGACCGTGCGCCGTCGCGAGGGACAGCACGGACGCCACGCCTACGAGACCCACCGCCACCCGCTGCGCTCCGTCCCCGCCCCGGCCGAAAAGACGCCGGGCGATGAGCAACTGGCTTTGTGGGGAGCGCAGTCACCGGTCAGTGATGACGGATCGGGTCCGGGCGATCATGACGGATCCCTCGCGTCTGAGGAAGACCCCTCTACTGACCGACCGGTGATGGCGCAGGTGGTGGGTGGTATCCGCCGTAGGCGATCTGACCGTGAGTGGGCCCCCCGTGCTGTGGATAACCGTGTCCCGGCCGCCTTCGGCCCGGGCCATTGCGTGCTGCGCACGGATGAGCAGACGACGTCCTCGAGCCCAGCCCCCGGCCGCGCCCCGTACACCGGCCCCTGCCTGCAGCTGTCTCCCCGTGTCTGGCGGGTCCTTGAGCCAGTACGGCACGAACTGCCGCAGCTGCGCCCCTTCGTGCTGCGGAAGGTGGCCCGGGCGATCGGCGCGCAGCTGGACACCAGCGCCGACGAGGAGCGCCTCCACGCGCGGATCACCCGCCGCTACGCCACCACCACCGCGATTCGCGACATGGGCCGCTGGCTCCTGGGCGCGGCCATCGTCCGTCACGGCTGCGGGCTGGCCTCCTGTGAGTCCGGCACCGTGTGGGAGACCGGCGAGCCGTGCCAGACGTGCATGGCCAACGCCGCCGCCCGCCACGCCCGCGCGCTACCGGCGCCCCGGCCGGTGCAGCTCGAGGAGGACCGCGCCGCACAGGAGCGGGCGGCCAGGCGGGCCGCTGGCCGGGCGCGCCAGCAGCTGCTCGCCGAGCTCGGCCCCGACGGCATCCTGCCCCGGCCCCTCCGCACCGGCCCGGCGGCTGCAGGGCCCGCGCCCCCGGCGCCGTGGCCGGTCCGCGCCACGCCTGCCGAACGCGCCGCCGCCACCGACAACGACCTGCGCGCGGCGATCGCCCGGTACGGGCAGGCCGCCGCCATCCACCAGTACGGCCACGCCCTGGTGCGCCCGCACCTGCTGGCGCTGGACCTGCCCGAGACCGGCAGCTGACCGAAGGACCTGAGGACCCATGCCGCTTTCCGAGCACACCATCGACCGCTGCGCGCAGTGCCTGGCCGCCATCCGGTGGGCCATCACCGAGCGCGGCCGCCGTCAGCCCATCGACGCCGCCCCCAACCCGGCGGGCAACCTCGCCGCCCACGTGAACGGCACCGGCACCCTCAAGGTCCGCGTGCTGACGAAGGAGCGGGACCGCCTCGAGGGCACGGAGTGGCAGGCCATGCCCCACGCCGCTACCTGCACGGCGCCGCAGCCGCGGCGCGTGGTGCGGCCGGCGAGCAGGCCCGGGCGTCGCGCCGCCGTCCGCCCCGGAGCCTGGCGGTGGCGCGGATGAACGCCCAGCCGCAGTCGCTGGTTCCGGACGAGGACCACTCCACCGGCACGGCCTGGCACGTCGATCGCTCCAAGGCCCCCGGCCGGCTCCCGGCCTACATCACCCCCTGCACGCCCGCTCAGCAGGCCCAGCACCGGGCCGACCTCGAGCACGCTATCGCCGGGTTCGCCGTGGGCCGCGCCCTGAACCGCCCTGCCGTCGATGCCGCCTCGCCTCACGGGCCCGGCCGATGAACAGCGATCTACAGGACAGCCCGGACTGGTGGAGTGCTGCCGCGTGTGCAGGCGACCTCACGACCTTCTTCGCCTCCAACCCAGCAGCAGCGGCCGCGATCTGCAGGCCCTGCCCCGTGCGCGCCGAGTGCCTGCACGACGCCCTGATGGCCGACGCCCCCAACGGCGTCTGGGGCGGCCTCATCCGCAAGGAGCGCCGCAAGATCACCAACCTGCCCGCGGAGCGGCCTGCGGCGCTCCTCATCCTGCGCGACCACCTGGCCGCCCTCGATCTCCTCAAGGCCACACCCGAAACCCCCGAAGGGACTACCTCCATGGACACCGCCCCGGCCGCCCAGCCGCCTGCCGCACCCGCCGAGCCCACCATGACTGTCGGCCAGCTCCTCGCCTGGGCCGACGCACACCCCGACACCAAGATCCGTAAAACGGCCGGCCAGGCCAAGGACGCGCTCTCCGTCCTGCGGGCCCGGCACCACGCCGACGAACAGCTGAAGTCCATCGACGAGGAAACAGCCCTCCTCCAAGAGCGCCTCGCCCTGCTGCAGGAGCGCAAGGCTGCCCTCGCCCCGCGCACGAAGACGGCCGCCACGGCCCGCCGCGGCTACGACACCGCCAAGGTCCGCGCCTGGGCCGCCACCCAGGGAATCCCACTCCCCGCGCGCGGCCGGATCCCCGGGCACGTCATCGACTCCTGGCGCACGGCCACGGCCGCTGCCCCGGCCCTCGAGCAGTGACCGCCGAAGTGGCCTGCCAGCTGTGCCACAAGCCGGTGCGCTCCCCGGCGGCCAGGACCCGCCGGATCGGCGCCCGCTGCTGGCGCAAGCTCCGCCCCGACCAACGCGCAGCGATCACGGCCCTCGCCCGCCGTGCTCGGCCTCTTGGCCCCCACGAGGTCCGTGCCGCCCTCAACCGCCCCGCTCCCGCAACGCCCGACCAACTTGCCCTCAGCACACAGGCCTCCCGCTGAGCGCACACGGATACCGGACAGACCGCGACCGCCCAACACAACACCACGCCGAAGCAACCACGAAGGAGCAGCAGATGCCCGACCGCCCGTACACCGATGACGACCTCCGCACCGCCGCCGCGCTCATGCACTACGCCCTCACCACCGAACCGAACCCGGCCGACGCCGACGCCGTGCTGAGCGAACACCCCGCGTGGGCGCACGTCGAGGTCGGCAGCGACGAGGAGGACCAACTCCGTGAGTCCGTCGTCGAGCTGGTCTCGGGCGCGGCTGACGTGTCGGCGTGGGCCGTCGACCTCGGCGCCGACAACCTCCAGCCGTCCGACCACGAGATCACCATCGACATCGGGGACGGCGCCGTCGCGCGCCTGCATTTCGCGTTCGAGCCGACCATGCCCAACGAGATGCGGTCCCTCCTCGTCGACAACGTCAGCGACCTCCTCGACGAGCAGGATGCCGCCGCCCGCGCCGCGTTGGCCGCAGCCCCGGCCGGCGTCGAGGCCGACGAGGACGACTCGGACGCCGCAGTGCAGGCCGTGCGCCGCGTGTACGAGCTGTGCCGCGAGCACGACGCCCGCACCGGCCTGATGCCGGTGTGCGAGGTGCTGAACGCGCTCGGCGTCAGCAGCGACGGCGACGGCCTGGACGAGATCGCGCCCGAGTGACCACGCAGGACGGTCCGCCCCGTGGCTACCGGGGCGGACCGCACCACCGATCACACCACGACCACACCGGAGTTGACCATGGCCGAGAAGCCCACCCCTGACTTCACCAGCCCGATCGCCGGACGCATCGAGGTCCGCGTCCCGTGCGCCTGGTGCGGTGACCGGCAGATGATCCCGCGCCACCAGTTCGACGAGCACGTGATGCGCCTGCACCCGGACGTGAAGACCGGCGAGCGCCGCGCCGCCGCGTCGTCTGCGCCCGCCGACCAGGCCGCCGATCTTGACCGAGCACACCGTGAGGCATTCCGCCTCGCTTCCGAGATCACCCGACTTCGAGACCGCAACAGGACCCTGGAACGTGTCAGCGACGCGAACACGCTGCTCACCGAACTACTTCAGCGCACCGAGGCCGAGTTGGAGCGGCTGCGCGCCGACCGGGCCGCCGTGATCGCCGAGGTACTGCCCGCCTGGGAGGCCGTGTACGAGCCCGGCAACGTCTCCACCTACCTCATCGGCTACGCCAACGACGAGGCCGCCGCCAAGGGCGCCGCAGAAGCCTGGCTGCGGCTCCACAAGGACCGCGTAGGCCGCCTGGAGTGGATCGCGGAGGAGCGTCTCGCGACGGGCGAGTACGAGCAGTGGACCGAGCTGGTCGAGCACCACGAGCAGGGGCCGGCGACGGGGCCGGGGATCTGCGTCCGGCAGCGGCGCCCGCAGTGAGCAGCAGGACGGCCGCCCCTGGACTCAGCAGGGGCGGCCGCATCCCCAGCACACCACACCCACCACGGAGTTGACCATGAGTGACCGTCCGTTCCGCCCCACCCGGGCCGAGATCGCCGAGCAGATCCGCGCCGTGCGCGCCGCACAGGACCGGGTGGACGCACTGCTCGACGCCACCCAGCCCGGTGAGACCGACGAGGAGCGCGCCGACCGCGAGGAGACCGAACGCGCGCACGCTGCTGGTGATCACCAGTACTGCGGGATCACGTGCGAGGCCGAGTTCACCGCTGAGAAGCTCCGCAACGGCGTCCTGTGGCGGGCCGCGCCCGGCTCGGAGGTGATGCTGGAGGAGCTGCTGCGCCGCGCCCGCGCCGAGGCCACCGCGCCGTCTGCGCCCGCCGCCCCGGCCGAGCGCCGCGACCGGTACGAGGCCGAAGCGTCCCCCTGGTACGAGGTGATCAACCCGCGCAACGCCACCACATCCATCGCCCTCGTGCACGACGACGGGGATCTGTACCTCCCGGAGGGCCCGGATGCCCTGACCGTGGAGGAGTTCCACTTCGCGGCCGCGCGCGGCCAGGCGCACCGGCTCATGCGGGTGGAGGAGGCCGTGGCCGTCGCCGACACCGAGCAGGCCGAACTCCGCTCCTACGTGGCCGAGCTGGAGCAGCAGGCCGCCGCCCGCCCCCTCAGCCGTGCCTACAGCCACGAGGCCTGCGGCTTCCACTGGTACGGCCGCGACGGCATGGACATCCCCCTCCGTGACGGACAGCCGATCTGCCCCCGGTGTGAACTCGCCCAGGGGCAGACCGCCGTGTTGCCCGCGGACGCCACTGCCGAAGTCCGGAAGCTCGTGAAGCGCCTCGTCGCCCACGCCAAGGGCTTCCAGGACGTCCTCGACGACGGCGACAGCGAGGCGTGGGGGAAGACGGTCGGTGCGGACATTGAGGCGCTGCAAGCCGCACTCGACGGACACCCGCTCCGCCGCTTGGCCGACGAGGCGCCCCAGCCCGAGCCGCGCCTGGTCGCCCCGGCCGCCGGTCTGCAGCGTCTCTCCGCCGACCGACAGCCCGACTGCCCTCCCGGCACCCACGCCCCCGGCGCGCCCTGCACCGGCGACGGGGCGGCGGACACCGAGGAGCAGCCGTGAGCCGACGCCGCTGCACGCGCGGGCACTTCATCCCCGCCACCGCCCCCACCACCGCCTGCCACTGCGTCCTCGTGCCCCGCGCCCGCTACCGCAGGCACCGCCTCGGCTCGGACCTGTGGGGCCAGGGCCTCGCCGCCCACCGCAAGGTCATCCGCACCGTCACACTCACCGGGAGCTACCTGTGACAGACCGCCCCGACACCGAACTCCTCGCTGAACTCGGCCCGCTCCGCGCCGTCATCGCCGAGAAGTTGGCCACCACCCCCGTGCACCTCGGCCGGCCCGGCGGGACCGACCAGCTCGCCGACGCGCTCACCCTCGCCGTCGCGGTGTACTGCGGCCGCGAGGTCCTCCCCGCAGACGCCCTCGCACTCGCCGACCCGCCGCTCCCGCCCACCACCGAGTGGATCGTCGAGATCCACTGGCGCGACGGCCGATGGCAGCACTTCGCCCGCCTCACCGAGGACCGCGACGAGGCAGTCCGGTCCTTCAACCAGTTCGTCAGCAGCGACCCGCACAACGCGTACCGCCTCGTCCGCGCCTCGACGACGCACATGGTCGAAGCCGAGGGCGCACCGTGATCGATGCTCTCGACGTCTTCCTCCGCACGCTCGCGATCTGGGTCATCGCGGGCTCCGCAATCGGCACGCTCCTCGGCCTCGGCGCAGCGGCCACCGTCAGGTGGGCCTGGAGACGCCTCACACGGCGCCCTGTGCGCCCCTCCTGGGCCCGCGGGCGAATCCTCGCCCGCACCCGCCTCCGTGCCCCCAGCGCCCGCACAGAGCCTCACAACCGGGAGACGGCATGACCCTCACCCTCTGCCTCACCCGCGACCACCTCGACGTCATCGCCCGACTCGCCATCGGCCACAGCCACGACCGCATCAGCCGGGACCTCGGCATCGCCACCATCACCGTCCGCGCCCGCATCCGCGCCGCCGCCCGCAACGTCGGCATCACCGACGGCGACCTCGCACCCCAACTCGTCGACTACGCCGTCCTTCACGGCTACGTCGGCGCCCGCCGCCGCGCCCCCGCTCTGCCCCCGCGACCGCTGGCCCCCGAGCGGCAGGCCGTCCTCGACGCGCTCGCCCGCGGTCGGTCCGCCCGCGCAACCGCCACCGAACTCGGCATCCCGCTGCGCACGGTGAACACCCACCGAGGCCGCCTCTACGAACTCCTCCAGGTCCACACCGCGGCGCACGCCGTCGCCCGCGCCCGACTGCACGGCTACCTCGACAACGCACCCACCGGGAGCCAGCCATGACACACCACCTCACCTACGCCCGCGGCCTCACCGCCGGCGCCCTCCTCAGCGCGGGCGCTGCCGCCTACCTGACCACCAGCAGCACACCCCTGTGGTCGCTGCCGGTCGTGTACGTCGCCGGGCTGCTCGCCTGGTGCGCACAGCGCGAGTACGCGTTCCACCGGGCGCGCCTGGTCGAGCACGAGAAGGCCCGCCGCGCCGCGTACGTCCAACAGCCCCCGCCGTGCTGCCAGTTCTGGCGGCACTCCGACGGCGCCGTCCACGGCCCCGGCTGCACCCGCCCGCCCGACCCCGCAGCCGCCCTTACGGCCGAGCTCAACTCGGCTTGCTGCACCACCTGGTTCATCGCGCGCGGCACCACCCACGAGACCACCTGCCCAACCCGCACGACCAGGAGCACGCCGTGACCGAGCCCCGCCACACCGCCGACACGATCACCGACGACGAACTCGACCACCTGTACGCCGAGCTCGGCCGCCTCAGCTCCGCCTTCGACGAGAACGTTCGACGCCACCGGACAGCCCTCGCCCGCATCGACGAGCTGCTCGGCGTCATCGCACGGGTGCGGTCCCGCGCCGAACAGTGGCAGGCGGCGATGCGCCGCGGCGAGCGGAACCCGGCAGCTCAGCAGATGCTCGATCTCCTCGACGAGCAGCCCGGCCGGGCAGCAACCGACCCGACCGAGGCCCGGAAGTCCGCCCGCATGTACGCCGCCCTGTACAGCAGCGCCGAGCAGACCGTCACCCGCGTCATCGCCCTCTACGAGCAGCGGGTGAAGGCCGGCCCGCCCCCGCTCGGCACGCGCCTCGCCCGCTGGTGGGACGCCTGGCTCGCCGAGCTGCACGACGCGATCCACCCGCCCACCGACCAGACCACGGAGCACCCCATGGACGAGCAGCAGACCGAGCACCGCGCGGACATCGCCGACGACGTCACGAGGCACACCAAGGAGCTGTTGAACCGCCGCACCGAGACCCTGCGGAAGCGAGCCGAGGCGGCCGAAGCCGAGCGTGACGGCGCGTACCGCGAGCGCGCGCACCTCGTCGCGCTCCTCGCCGCCATGACCGACGACGCCGTCATGACACCCGCCCTCGACATCGAAGAACCGGGCTGGTGGATCGCCTACCTCACCATCGCCGGCCGCCAGTGTTCGTGGCACATCAGCCCCCGCGACGCCAGCCTCTTCACGCACGTCGAGCGCGTCGAGCCGGACGACCCGCGCGCGCAGTGGGACGGCCACACCACCGACGCCAAGTACGCGCACATCGCCGCTTGGACGACCGAGCTCGCCGAACAGCGCTGAGCATGACGAAGGGGCGCGCCCTCGTCCGCCATGACAGCGGGCACGCCCCTCAGGTGCTGATCACCGTACCGCCCCACGCACCCCCGGAGCCACGATGACCACCACCGCAAACCTCTCCACCGTCATCCTCCACTGGCCCGACCTCGTCGACGCCCTCGGAACCCGCACCACCCCCACCTGGCCCCCCGCCGGCCGCATGAGCGACCACCTCCGCGCCCTCGACCAAGCCGACGCCGAACTCCTCGAAGCCGAACACCACCGCGCGCTCGCGCTCCGCGTCCTGGAGCGAGACCCCGCCCAACTCGGCGAACGACCCATCCCCATCCGCCTGCCCATCCACGAGACCATGCGCATCGTCCGCGGCCTCCTGCTGGATTGCGCCGACGCAATCGCCGAAAGCATCCAGCGCCGCCCGATCGCGCCCCCGGCCCCGCGCCGCGCCGCGTACGCCCGTACCCGCGCCGAACGCCTCGCCTGGGACGACCACGCCCGTCGCGTGCAGGCCGCGCAGGACGACGCCGCGGACCCGCGCCGCTGGCGATGGACCGGCATCCGCCCAGACGCGCCGTACACCGCGCTCTGGCTGCTCGGCCGGGTCCAGGGCTCCGCGGGGCCCTTCCGGCCCCTGGGCCAGGCCGAGGCGGATCGCATCGCGGCCGTGGCGCACACAGCGGCCTGGCACGTCGAGCAGGCCCTCGACATCGGCGAACGGACGGCCGCCCTCGCGATCCCGTGCCCCACCTGCGGCGGCCGGGTCAACTTGCACGGCGGGGCAGGATCGTCCCCCGTCGCCCGCTGCACCGGATGCGGACAGGTTTGGTCAGAGGGCGGGATGATCGCCGCGTAATTCGCGTGCCGCCCACGCGCGCCACGGCTACGGTGGGGCCTGTTCAGGTGCGCAGGCTGCGGCTACTTCTTCGCATGAAACTACGCCGCCGCCACTCTGAATCTCTGAACGCTCAGACACGGGCCGTCCGCCACGGGGGAACCAGGCGGACGGCCTCGTCGCGTCAACCTCCAGCACAGCCAGGCGTGACGTCGCCCCGGGCCCTTCGTTGCAGGAGTGGAAACGGCGGGGTGCACTGCCGATCCCCGGCCCGCTTCAGTCCTCGAACCCTCAGGCGGGCCGGGGTAGCGGGCGCGCATCTGGCTCAGTTATCGATCAGGCCGTCGTCCCTGAGCTCCACGGTGTAAGGCAGATTGGTGATGGCCGCCAGCCGCACCTCAACCTCATCGCGGGCGTCGCCCTCCAGCGATGTCGTAACAGTCGTGGTCGCGTCTGGGGCAGTGGAGGAGTAGGTCTCCACGGGACCAAAAGGGCCGGTAACGAGGCTCCATAGGGCCTGCCGAGCTTCATCAAGGACGTCGTTGCGTACAGCCATCGAGACGATGGTGCGAATGGCCATGGCGGGCCTCCGGGCGGGCACAGGACTACGAACCCATCGTCTGCCCACCCAGCGCTGCTTGCTACTCGACGACGTACTGGAAGCGCTTCTTCACGCCCCTCTCGACCCGCGAGGCAGGAGCTCGACACCACGCGACTACGGCTGCCACTCCTCGTGGAGGCCCGGACGGTCCGCGTACACCGCGACCAGCCCCTGCACCACCGGCCGCAACGTCACGAGCGCCGCGCGCGCCGGGCCCGACAGCATCTCGTCCGAGGACTTCGCCGCGTCGGCGTGAACCTGCACCATGTCGAGCACCTGCCGCCGAGCCTGGACCTCGCGCAGCACCCGCGCCGGATCATGACGGGAAGCGTGATCAGCTACAGCGAACGGCACGCTCTCCTCTTCGCCGAGGATGGCCTCCCCGGCTTCGGAGTGGATGCTGCCGAGCCCTTCCTCGAACGGGCCCTTCGCCGCCCATCGACCGTCCTTGCAGAACTCGGCGTCGCGAGCCGCCTGCGCGGTCCGTTCGTCGTCATCGACCTGCTCCCCGAGCCACGCCAACAGGTCATGCATCTTCCGCCTCCGTGGGCCGTGCCACCTTCGGCCGGGTAGTCCCCGACCCCTTGCCGCGGAACACCGCCTGCACGGTGGCCTTCTTGATCCCAAGCCGGTCAGCGATCTGCTGGTACGAGAGGCCGTCGCCGCCGTCCCACATGTCACGGATCAACTCGTCCCGCTCCTGCGACCACGTCTTGTTGCGCTCGGCTTGGGCGGCCATGACCTGACTCTTCGCCCTGACGCGCTGCTCCAAGTCCGCGATCTGCTCGACCGCGTCCAGGGCGTCCGACACGCGGTGCACCTCCTCGTCGCTCATCCCGGCCCTCTCTCGTTTCGGTGGGCCGCTTGCGCTGCACTGTAGGGGACCCCTACAGTCCTCAGCAAGCAGCCTCGCTGCTGATGCACAAAGCCCCCGGCCCGGCACTGGCATGCCGTATGGGCCGGGGGCGGACCCACCCCGAAGCGATCAAAGGAGCAGGTCCGCCATGGAGCGTACCCAGACCGTCATCCCCCGCGAAGCCCCCGCCAGCGTCCTCACGGAACCGAGCTACGCGGCGCAGATCCTGATCGTCACTGCCCGCCTTCTCGGCGAGAGCATCACCACGATCAACGCGTGGGCGCTCGACCAGCGGCTGACCGCCGCCACCAAGGCCGTGTGCGGCACCCTCCCCGAGACCGTCCGCGCCAACGCCGCCACCCGCGCCCGCGCCGTGCTCCCGCCCCTCACCTCGCTCACCTGCGGCCAGTACGCCGAGCGCCTCCGCATCGCCGCGTGGAGCCTGTGATGAGCAAGCCTGTCGACACCGACCCGCAGGCCGACGCCACCGAGCTCCTGCGCCGCGCCGCCGACGACTACGCCACCGCGCACCCCGAGCGCGACGACCCCGACCGCGAGGACCGCCTCCACGGCAACGAGGTCGGCCGGTGAATGTCCTTGCCCCGTTCGCCGGATGGGCGGTGGCCAACCCCTGGCCCACCGCCCTCCTGGCCGCAACCGCACTCGGCGGCACCGTCATCGCCGCAAAGCTCGCCGTCCGCGCCGCACACGCCGTACGGCTTCCGCCCGGCCCCGTGCTCGTCGCCGCGACCGGCGCCCTCGTGTGCACCGTCTACTCCGGCGACACGTCCTGGCGGTTCGCCGAGCACCACCTCGACATGGTCGACGTCGCCGAGCGGGCCGTCATGTTCGCCGCAGCCGAACTCGCCCTGCTGGCCTGCGCCGTCATGGCCCGCGCCAACAAGGCCGCCACCACCACCGACGACGAAGCAGGCACGCCGGGCGTACCGGGCGCCCTCATGTGGCTCATCACCGCCGTCCTGGTCATCCCCTGCTACGCCGAGTCCGGCCTCGTCGGCGGCACCGTCCGCGCCACCATCGGCCCCGTCATGGCCGGCCTGCTCTGGCACCTGGCCATGGGCCTGGAGATCCGCCTCGTCCGCCCCGCGGCCCTGTCCACCGGACTGCCCGCGATCATCGGCCGGGAACTCCGTGCACGTCTGTTGTCCCGGCTCGGCCTCGCGACGCGGGACCGTACCGCGGAGCAGATCACCCGCGACCGGGCCACCGCGACCGCCGTACGCCTCGGCGCCCGCCGCCGACTCGGCCCCTGGGGGAAGACGCGACTCGCCGCCGCCCTCGCCCGCACCGGCGCAGCCACCGACGGCGCCCAGCGCCACACCCTCATGCAGCAGCTCGCCGGACGACGTAGCGCAGGCGATCTGCGGACCGTACCCGTCGTCTCCCCGTGGGTACAGCAGCCCGTACCCGAGGCGTACCCGCGTACCCCGCTCGGCGTCACCGGCGAGCAGCTGCGGCGCATGGACCCGATCGAGGCCATCCTCCTCGTACACCGCGCGCACCCCGACGCAGACCGCGCCGAGCTGGCCGCACTGTGCACGGAGTACGGCGTACCCGTCACCGAAGTACAGGCCGGTCTCGCCCTACGCGCGCGCCAGTGGGGTACGGGCCCGGTCATCGACCCGGCCGCCCCCGAGCGGCCCGGTCTGCCCGGTGTACCCGCGCCCGTACCCGACGCTGTACCCGCGCCGTCACCAGCCCGGATGCTCACCCTCGACCTCGCGCCCATGCCCGAGGTCCACCATGAGGCGCGCAGCCGGGAACCCGTACTCGCCGCGTCCCGCACCCGCACCTCCGTGCACGCCCGCGTGCCCGACCCCGGCCCCGAGGACATCCTCGACTTCATCGAGCGGCGCGCCGCCGAGGAGCGCGAGCAGACGCCGAAGAAAGAACCCGTACCCGCCGTACCCGAGCCGAGTACACCCGCCGGCCAGGACCCGCTCCTGCCGCGCGCCCGCGTACTCGACGCCGAGTACAGGCGTACCCACGACGGGCGCCCCGCCTCCATCCGCGCCCTCAAGGCGGGACTGCGCATCGGCCAGAAACGTGCCGAGCAGGTACGCGACGCCCTCGCCGAAAGGCCCACGCCATGATCACCGTTGGCGGGCTGGTCCTCGCCCTCGTCTGCCTCTCCACCGTCGCCCTGGCCCTCGGCATCGCCGTAGCCACCTGGGGCGGCCGGGACCCGCACTGGCTCACCGCCACGGTCCGCGTCTTCGCCGTGGCCCTCGCCGGGTTCTGCCTGATCCTTGCCGCCCTCGGCCAGCTCATCGAGGCACTCCTGCCATGACCGACCGCACCGTCCTCACCGACATCGCCGACGCCTGGCACCTGTGCGTCATAGCCGGACTCGCCACCCCCACCGCCGCCACCGCCACCGAGGCGACCGCCGCGCTCCTGGCCACCGCCGCCGTCGCGCGCGGCCACCACCGCCAGGCCGTCACCCTCGCCGTCACCACCGCCGCCGGCGCCCTCGCCGCGGCCCTCCTGCACTGAGGCATCCCGTGACCGACACACCCCGCCGCCCCGTCACCCCGACCCGGATCATCCCGCCCGGCACGCCCCTGCCCGACCGGCCCCCCGAACCCGACGAGGTCCCGCCCTGGCGCACCCCGCCGCCCCCTCCTCCGCCCCCGGCCGCGCCGCCCGCCCCCGTGCCGCACTACCCCGCCCCGGCCGCTGCCGTCGAGGTCCGCCACGTCCACGACATCGTCCTCACCTGGGCCGAGCCCGAACCCGAGCCCGACCCGTCGCTGTGGGCCCGCGCCTGGGACTGGCTGTGGGACCACCTGATCACCTGGCGCATGCTCGTCGCCGTCCTCCTCGCACTAACACCGTGGGTCAACGGGCAGAGCCCGGTCGGCCTGTGGTCGCACACCGTCCACCAGGCCCGCACCGGGGCCAGCGTGACCGCGGCCTACATCCTCGCCACCGTCGCAGTCGCCGCCGCATGGGCCCTCGACCACCACACCGGCCGCGCGATTCCCCGAGCCCTCCTCGTCACCGCGACCGTCGGCGCCGTCGGCGTCCTCGACTGGTGGGACCCCATCCTCCTGCTCACCGGAGTCACCCGATGACCGGCACCACCACCCTCACCCTCGGCGGGCTCCTCGCCGCCCTCCTCGTCCTGATCGCCAACCTGCACCCGTGGTGGACCGGCAACCGCGAAATGAAACAACTCGCCGCGTTCGGCAAGGGCTTCTCCGCGGCGGCCTGCGCCGCCGCCTGCCCCGGCGGCCTCCTCGGCTGGGCCCACTCCCGCACCGGCACCGTCGCCAACGGCGCCGGCGAACGCACCGGCGCCGCAGCCACCGGCACCAGCTCCGCCTCCGGGATCACTAACGGACAGCTCGTCGGCCTCGGTGCCACCGGGGCCGTCATCGCCGTCGCGGTCGTCTTCCTCGTCGTCCTCGCCTACAAGGCCGCCGGGAAGCAGGACAAGAAGCGGATCCTCGGCGGGGCGTTCGTCGGCTCGGTCCTGCTGCTCACCGCAGGCGTGGCCGGCGCCCTGTCCTGGCTGCCCACCGCCCTCAACACCACCGGCGTCGCCCTGGTCGACGCGGTGCAAGGAACGGGGGTCCTGTGAGCCGCCTGGCCCAGGCCGCCGACCGGCTCGCCACCGGCTCCAGCGCCCTGACCAGGCGGCTCCTCGCCGGGGCGGCCGCCTGGTGCGCACGCGGCCGCCGCGAAGACCTGACCGGCTGGAAGGCGCTCCTCGGCATCATCGCCCGCGTCCTTGTGCTGGGCCTGGGGGCGTACGTCGCCGCCCGCATCGTGCGAGCCCTGCCGTGGCTGCTGTGGCTCCTCGGCGCGCTGTGGCTCGGCGCCGCCTGGAAGGCCTCCCACAAGCGCCCCGGCGCTGCGGAGGAGCCGCCCGCCGGGGCCCCGACGGGGGGTGACGGTGAGGCGCTGCGGACCCTCCTCCTCGACCTCATGGGAACCGGCTCCGCGGTGCACCTGCGCACCGTCCTGGCCCACCTCCAACAGCACCCCCCGACAGCCGACCTGACGGCCCGCTGGACGATCGCCGATCTGCGCGCTCGCTTGGAGGCCCTGGGCATCCCCGTCCACCCCAAGGTCAAGGCCCCCGGCGGGGGCCCCACACGGGGTGTCCGCCGTGAGGATCTGGCCCCTTCCCCAGCCGCGCCACAGGAGACGTCTACCGAGCCGTCTACCGCCGTCTGACCTGCACGTCTACCAGGTCATCTACCACCGTCTACCGGCCCATCTACCCGCCGTCTACCGCTCTTGGAGCAGTCCATGACGATGCCCACCCATGCCCAGACAGCGACCGCGCTCGACACCACCATCCGCGCCATGGAGGCCAACCCCTCCCTCGACCCGGACGCCGCCGCGCGCCTCGCTGTCCACGGCGACGCCAACTGGCAGATGCCGCACGGCGACACCGCCGATTCGCTGCTGTACGAGGCGGTCGTCGACGCCATCGCGCACGACCACGCCCCGCACCTCGACGCCGACGAGCGCGACCTGGCGCAGGAACTGAGCCCTGTTGAGGGGCTCCGCGCCGCTCGTGCGGCGGCTGCGCGCCTGCACAGCTATCGCTGATCCACCACACACCCCGGGGCGGCCACCCGCCTGGCAGCTGACCGGCCGCCCCGGTCCCATCCCGATCACACGAGACGAGGAGCGCCATCATGGCACTGCCCAAGGACATGCCCACCCGAGACGCCAGCCGCGTGCCAGACGCTGAGAAGCACGCCACCGACTACCGCAGCTCACACGGCGGTTGGGTGAAGAGCACGGAGAAACCGGTCCCCGGCAAGCCCAAGAGCTGACACTCTGAGACCGAGGCCCCGCCGCGCACCCCCGTCACGGCGGGGCCTCCCTCTGTCACGAAACAGCCACACCGCCCTCACCGGACCTACCCAGCAGCGCATCATGCGCAGACGCAGAACAACCGCAGGGGGGAACATGAGCAACTCAGCACCGCCACCGCCGCCTGAACTCCCGCCGCAGCCCTTACCGCCGGCCAAGAGACGGGCCAGCAACGCGGTCGTCATCGGCGCAGCCGTAGCCGTCATCGCGGCCGTCGTCGGAACCGGCATCTTCGTCGTGCAGTCCAGAGACGACGACAGCCCAAGAGCCGCCGCATCGAGCACCCCGACCGACGAGGCCATCTCCGCAGCCGCAGAGGAGGCCGACCCCACACCCACGCCCAAGGCGCCAGCCGCCGACGACTTCACGATGACCCTGCGCACCACAGACCGTCAGTGCTTCGGATCAGCAGGCTGCAACCTCACGGTGGAGCCCCGTCTGTCCTTCGAAGGGTTCAGCGAGGACCTCGACGCCGACGCCGTTTACGAGATCACATACGAGGTCACCGGCGACGAGTCCGGCCCGATCATTGCGACAGCCGAGTTGTCGGAGAAAACGACCCTCGACTACACCCCCACCACGCTCACCACCGAGTCATCGGGCACAAAGGTGTCTGTGAAGATCACGGATGTCGAAGTCCAGGGGGCGTGACCCTCCAGCGTCCGAAAGGGCCTCGTCCGGGTCGTTCCGAACGAGGCCTACCTCCTGAGGCGAGTGCACCGGCCGCAGAGGATAGTTGCACGATCATCGAACATGCCCCACACTGAGCCCCACGTCCGGCATGCCCAGACACAACCACAGACCTCACGAAGCCCCAGGAACGCTCACGCGCCTGGGGCTTCGTCATGCCACGAGAGGGGAAACCGCCGTGGCCTTCGTCTTCAACATCGCCCTCGGCAAGGTCGCCTACTACGCGTCGCTGCCCGCCGCGAACGACGCCCTGGTCCTCATCGCCCTGGAGTCCAGCGGCCTGGAGAGCGACTCCGTCCTGCGCGACAAGGACAGCCTCGCCGACGTCATCGCCGGCACGACCAACGAGCAGACCACGGTGGGCCGCAAGACACTCACCAGCGTCACCGCCGCCGTCGACGACGCGAACGACCGCGTCGCCATCGACGCCGCCGACGTCTCCTGGCCCACCCCGGCCGGCGCTGCCATCGGAGCCCTGGTCATCTGCTACGACCCCGACACCACCAGCGGCACGGACGCCGACCTGATCCCGCTGACCAAGCATGAGCTGAGCTGGAACCCGGCTGACGGGATCACCCCGCGAGGCCATGGCCGAGGTGCTCCACCAGATGCAGGAGCGGGCCCTCCGGGCCTCCCCCCTCGCCCGCCCCCACCCCGGCCCCCTCCCCTTCCCCGGGTAGCCTCCGATGCCCACCGCACCACCCACCCGCTGCACCGACCCCGAGTGCCACGAGTACGCCACCCACAAGGGCCGATGCGACGACCACCAACGCACACCCTGGGCTGGCCGAGACGACAAGGCCGCGCGCTACGGCATCAGCTCCGGACGCTTCCGCGCACTCAAGCGCAAGGTCACCATCCGAGACCACGGCTGCTGCTACCGATGCGGAGCAGACCAAGCAGACACCGGACCCGACGACGACCCGTTCGTCCTCGACCACGTCATCCCGATCAGCGAGGGTGGATCACCCACCGACCTCGACAACCTGGGACTCCTGTGCCCCACCTGCGACACGGTCAAGAGCAAGGCCGAGGCACTCCGCGGCGCCGAACGCGCCCGAGCACGCCGCACCACCCACCCGTGACGGCCGCACACGGCACCCGCCGGCCAACCAGCCAGCCCTGGGGACCCAGACGACCCCCAACACGCCCCACCACAACGAGTCGAGGCGCCACACGCCCGGCACAGGGCACAGCAGCGCGCCAGACCCGCAGCACCCCCGCGAACAGCCGACAGGACCCCACCGGGCCCTCCAGCCAGCCTGCCGCCCCCACCAGGGGGTAGGGGAGTCTCGATCGCTGGCCAAGATCGCAGAGGACCCGGCGCGGTCAACTCGGCTCGTCGCGTCTCACTACGGCGACCGGGGGGTATCGCCGCAGGTCAGAGCGTCGCACCCGTAGGGGTGTCGCATCGTCGCAGGTCAGAGCGTTGCCTCTGGGAGGGGGTGAGGGCATGCCGCGCACAGCACAGCCGGCCGCGCTGCGGCTGCTCGGGGGCCGGTCGGAGGGCCGCGATTCCGGGGGCCGGGTGGTCAACAAGGGCCCGGCGTTCAAGCGGGTGCCGCCGGAGGCGCCGGGCTGGTTGAGCGAGGAGGCGGCTGCGGAGTGGGCGCGCGTGGTGCCGGGGCTGCAGCGGCTGGAGCTGCTGAAGCCGGAGGACCGGGCGGGCCTGGCGGCGTACTGCGAGGCGTGGTCGACGTTCCGTGAGGCGACGGAGACGGTGCAGCGCGAGGGCCTCACGATCGAGGCGAAGCAGGGGACGCTTGCGCATCCTGCGGTCGCCATCGCGCGCAACGCCGGCCGAGAAGTCCGGTCGTGGGCGGCGCACTTCGGCCTGACGCCCTCGACGGAGCAGGCCCTGGCGAAGGGGCCGGACGATGGCGAGGACGACAACCCGTTCGCCTGATGAGGCGCCGCGGGCGCTCGTGGACGATGCGGAGCTGGAGCGCCTCAAGCTGAGCCCCGAGGTCGCGTGGTACCTCGTCGAGCGGGGTATCCCGCTGCCGGACTGCCCGCCGCTGATCAAGACGCCGGAGCCGCGTGACGTGCCCGGGGCGCGGTTCGATCCGGAGCGGGTCGACAAGGTCATCCGCTCGTTCAGTCTGCTGCGGCACACCAAGGGCCAGTGGGCAGGGCGGCCGCTACGGCCGGACCCCTGGCAGGTCGCGTACATCCTGGCGCCCACGTTCGGCTGGGTGCACTTCGACGAGGAGGCCGGCGGGTACGTCCGGATCATCGCTGAGCTGTACGTCGACGTGCCCCGCAAGAACGGCAAGTCGACCCTGTGCGGCGGCATCGCGATCTACATGACGTGCGCGGACGGCGAGCAGGGCGCCGAGGTCCTCGCCGCGGCGACGACGAAGGAGCAGGCGCGGTTCGTCTTCGACCCGGTGCGCAGGCTCGCCGAGGCGGCCCCCGCGCTGAAGGGGCACGTGAAGCCGCTGCGGGACAAGATCCTGCACGGCAAGTCGGGGTCGTACTTCCAGCCCATCAGCTCCGTGGCGGACGCGCAGCACGGTGCGAACTTGCACTGCTACATCTGCGATGAGCTACACATTCACAAGTCGCCGGACATGGTCGAGACGCTGGAGTCCGGTACCGGCTCGCGCCGTCAGCCACTCGGCGTGATCATCACGACGGCGGACTCCGGGAAGCGGGAGACCGTCTACGACAACAAGCGGCGCCGCATCGAGCAGTTGGCCTCGGGGGTGCTGACCGATCCGTCGGTGTACGGCGTGATCTGGGCTGCGGAGCGGACGGACGATCCGCACGACGAGGCGACGTGGCGCAAGGCCAACCCGGGGTTCGGGATCTCTCCGACCCGAGCGTACTTGCAGCGTGCCTCACGGAAGGCGGAGCAGTCTCCGGCGGAGCTTGCCTCGTACCTGCGGCTGCACCTGGGCATTCGCACCCGCCAGGAGACGAAGTTCTTGCCGTTGCCCGCGTGGGACCGGAACGCGGGCATGGTCGACGAGCAGGCGCTGGCGGATCGGGAGACGTGGGGCGGCCTCGACCTCGCGTCTACGTCGGACCTGTTGGCGTTGTGCTGGCTGTTCCCGGACGACGAGGACGGCACGGTCGATGCGCTGTGGCGGTTCTGGACGCCGGAGGCGAACGTCGAGGCGCTCGACAAACGCACGGCGAAGGCCGCGTCCCGGTGGGTGCGGGAGGGCTGGCTCACCGTGACGCCGGGGAACGTAGCCGACTACGACTGGATCACTGAGCAGATCCGGAAGGATCGGGACGCGTTCAAGGTCAAGTCGATCGGCTACGACCCGTGGAACGCGAGCCAGTTGACGACGCAGCTCACGGCGGAGCGGGCGCCGCTCGTCAAGGTGCGGCAGGGCTACCTGTCGATGAACCCGCCGATGAAGGCGATTCAGCGGCTGCTCCTCGCGGGCACAGCGGAGGCGCCGGCGTTGCGGCATGGCGGCAATCCGGTGGCGCGCTGGTGCGTGGACAACCTGTCGGTGGCGATGGACCCGGCGGGCAACGTGAAGCCGGACAAGGCCACGAGCGCGGAGAAGATCGACGGCGTTTCGGCGTTGGCGACGGCGATGTCGGAGCTGCTCGCGCGGCCGCGGAAGAAGAAGTCCGCCTATTCGGGCGACGAGGAAATCATGGTCGTGTGACGCGGCCGGGCGGGAGGCGCGGTGTTCGCGTGGCGGCGTACGGCGGTCCGTAAGCGGGTCGTGGTGAACCAGAAGGAGCGGGCGTTCCGTGGGGTCCTGTGGGCGCAGCGCGGCCCGCTGCTCGTGCTGCGGGACGCGGAGCTCCTGGAGGCCGGGCGAGAACCACAGCGGGTGGATGGCGAGGTCGTGATCGAGCGGTCGCAGGTGGAGTTCACTCAGGTGCTCGCGGGCGGGGGTGGCTGATCGTGTCGTTCGTGGTCTCCTCCGGGCAGCTCGCGGTCACCGGCGCGGGGGTGACGCCGGGGTTCGCTGCGGTGCCGGTGGTGGCTGCGCCGTGGGAGTACGCGACGATCTGGCGGACGCAGCCGCAGGTCCGCACGGTGGTGGGGTTTCTGGCGCGGAACATCGCGCAGTTGGGCATCCACGTGTTCCGGCGGCTGTCGGACACCGACCGGGAGCGGCTGACGGAGCACCCGCTCGCGCAGCTGCTCGCGGACCCGTTGCCGCGGCTGACGTCGTACCGGCTCGTCGAGCGGCTCGTCGCGGACGTGGCGACCTACGACAACGCCTATCTGATCAAGCTGAAGGTGAACGGCATCCTGCGGTTGCTGCCGGTGCCGCCCACGCTGATCCGCCCCTACGGCGGGAATTGGATCGCCCCGGAGTACTTCGAGACGGCGGGCGGGCGGGACTTCGGCGTGGACGAGGTCGTGCACATTCACGGCTATCAGCCCGAGACGCTCACGTACGGCTGCTCGCCGATGGAGGCGCTGCGGGATCTGCTGCTTGAAGAGCGGGAGTCGGCGAAGCAGCGGGCGGCGATGTGGAGGACCGGCGCCCGCATGACCGGTGTCATCACGCGGCCGGCGGATACGGAGTGGAACGACAAGGAGCGGCGCCGGTTCCGGGAGATGTGGCGGACGTTTGCGCAGGGCGGTGGCGCCGAGGGTGGGACGGCGATCCTCGAAGACGGGATGCAGTACAACCCGGTCTCGATCAACCCGCAGCAGGCGCAGTACGTCGAGGCGCGCAAGCTCACGCGGGAGGAAGTCGCAGCGGCGTTCTTCATCCCGCCGCCCCTGGTCGGCATCCTCGACCACGCCACGTTCTCCAACATCCGCGAGCAGCACCAGCATCTGTACCAGGACACGTTGGGTCCGTGGCTGGTGATGCTGGAGCAGGAGATCGGCGCGCAGATCCTGCCCGACCTGCCCGGCGACAACGCCGGCGTGTACGCGGAGTTCAACATCCAGGCGAAGATGCGCGGCAGCTTCGAGGAGCAGGCCGCGGCGGCGTCGACGGCGACGGGCGGGCCGTGGATGACCCGCAACGAGATCCGCGCCCGCAACAACCTGCCCGCCGTCGAGGGCGGCGACGACCTGATCACGCCGATGAACGTCACGGCCGGCGGGCTCGCGAGCCCGCGCGACACGGCACCGGAGCCGGGCGACGTGGCCAAGTCGCGGCGTGGACGGCATGGCCGCAAGAGCGCCACGCGTCCCGACGAGCTCGGCGACGTGGACGAGGAGCGGGACGCCTTCGAGGCGGCGCTCACCGGCTACATGGAGCGGCAGACCGGCGCGCTGCTGGCGGCGACCGGCGCGAAAGCCGACGCGGACATGCCGGACATCGTGGCGCAGTGGGCGAGAGGGTCGGATGACCGGCTCGCGCAGCTGACGCAGCTGCTGACGGAGCACGGCTACCGGATGGCTCAGGTCGGCGCGTGGGAGGTCCTCGACGAGCACAACCCGGACGCGTCGGGCTGGTCGGCGGAGACGATGCTCGCGTACTGCCTGGCCGCTGCGGAGTCGCACGCGCAGCTCCAGGAGGAGGCGGCGGTCGAGCAGGTGGCCGCGGTGCAGGCCGAGGGCGACGACGGGTCGGGCGGTTGGCGTGAGCGGCTGGTGCAGGCGGCGGGGGTGGTGGTGACGGCGGCTGCGACGCGGGCTCTGACGGCGTCCACGGAGCTGCGGGCGTTCGGCGGGCACGATGCGGCCTCTGCGTCGGGCCTGTACTGGAAGGTCTGGCGCACCGGCAGCTCGCCGCGGAAGTCGCACGCGCGCATGGACGGCGAGAAGGTCCGCCTCGGCGAGAAGTTTTCCAACGGCCTGCGGTGGCCGGGGGACTTCGCGGGTGACGCGAAGGAGACCGCCCGCTGCAACTGCGAGGTCACGTACGAGGCCGGGGAGGACTGACCATGCCCGCCATCACGGTGGTCGTCGGTCCGCCGTGCGCGGGCAAGTCGACGTACATCGCCGAGCACAAGCGTGCCGGGGACGTCGTCATCGACTTCGACGTCCTTGCCACCGCGCTCGGTTCGGTCACCCCGCACGCCGCGCCCGCTGGGGTGCGCGAGGTCGCGCTCGCCGCCCGCAAAGCGGCTGTCGCCGCGGTCATGCAGGGGATCGATGCCGACGCCTGGATCATCCACACCTCGCCCCCGCCCGGCGCCTTGAGCGACTACGAGGCCGTCGGCGCCGCTGTGGTGGTCCTCGACCCGGGCATCGACGTCTGCCTCGCGCGAGCGGACGAGGACGGGCGGCCGGACGGAACGGCCGCCGCGATCGAGCAGTGGTACGAGACCCCGCCCCCGGCCGCCGGGGAGAAGCGGCGGAAGGGAGAAGGCATGCGTACGAAGGACTTCGCGGCGAGGGTGAAGGCCGCCGGCCCCGATGACGGGCTGGCACCGGGGCAGTTCACCGCCCTGGTGTCGGTGTTCGACAACGAGGACAGCATGGGCGATGTCGTCCGCGCGGGCGCGTTCACGGAGACACTCGCGGCGTGGGCGGCCAAGGGCGACAGCATCCCCGTGATCTGGTCGCACAACTGGGGCGACCCGTTCGCCCATGTCGGCCATGTGGTCAAGGCGACGGAGACGCTGCAGGGCCTGGAGGTCACGGGGCAGATCGACGACCTCGACGACAACCCGACCGCTGCCCAGGTGAGCCGCCTCTTGAAGGGGCGGCGGGTGACGCAGTTCAGCTTCGCGTATGACGTCGACGAGGAGGCGTACGTCCGCGACGACGACCACCGCTACGGCGGCTACTGGGAGCTGCGCAAGCTCTCGCTGCACGAGGTGGGTCCCTGCCTGGTGGGCGCGAACCAGGAGACAGAGCTCCTCGCGGCGAAGGCCTCCGGCCTCGTGCGCGGGGTCAAGGCGGGGCGGGTGCTGTCGGCGCAGAACGTCGACAAGCTCACGTCCGCCTACGAGTCGATCGGCGAGGTCCTCGCGAGCGCCGATCCGGAGAAGAGCCGCAAGACCGGGCAGCTCGGCCGCCCGGACGCCCCGGCCGCCGACGGCACACAGCCGTCCGCCGCCGAGGACGCCGCGCCCGCCAAGGAGCAGCCCGCACCCGACGACGAATTCGACGCTCGCGTCGACGCCGCCGTCGCCAAGGCCCTCGCCGCGCGTGAGGGCGCCACCAACGACCCCAGCAGTACCGGGAAGCAGACCACGCCGGACCTCCGCGAAGTGCCGTCCCCGGACGACGCCGCCAAGGCCGGTGCCGCCTCTGCCCGTCTGCGCACCGACCTTCAGCTCCTGGAGCTGGAGGCCTCGCTCACAGACTGAGGAGACGGCAGATGCCGACGATGACCCTGGCCGATCTGACCGGCCAGATGAAGCACCACCTCGAGCAGGCCCGCGCCATCGCCAAGAAGGCCGAGGACGAAGACCGGGACTTCACCCCGGAGGAGTCCGGCCAGCTGCGCGAGCACATGGCCAAGGCCACCGAGGCGAAGGCCGAAGTCGAGAAGCTGAAGGGCAACGACGAGCTGCGCAAGACGCTCGCCGACCTCGGCGACGACATCGCCCTGAACGCCAAGACCGACGAGAGCGGCAAGCGCCGGACCGCGTCCGGGTTCGAGCTGCCCGACCGCAAGAGCATCGGCGAGGCCTTCGTCGACTCCCCGGAGTACAAGGCCCTCGTCGAGCAGGCTCCCAACGGGACCTTCGGGCAGAAGCAGCGCATCCAGTCCGGCATGGCCGGGTTCAAGTCGCTGGTGACCGGCGGCTCCGACACCTCCGCTGGCGCGTGGGTGGTCAACGACCAGATCGGCACGCAGGTTGCCCTCGACGCGTTCCAGCGGCCGCTGCGGCTGCGGGACGTCGTGACGCCGGGTACCACGACGTCCGACACGGTCGAGTATGTGCGCGTCACGTCGGTGACGAACAACGCCGCCCCGGTCGCCGAAGCGACGTCCTCGGCGGCGCCGACCGCGCCGGGTGGTGCGGGCGCGCTGGTCAACAACGCGGGCGGCGGCTACAAGCCGGAGTCGGCGCTCGCCGCGGCAAAGGTCACGGAGACGGTTCGCACGATCGCGCACTGGATTCCGATCACCAAGCGGGCCCTCTCGGACGCCGCGCAGGTGCGGACCCTGATCGATGCGTTCCTCCGCTACGGCCTGGAGGAGGAGCTCGAAGACCAGATGGTGCAGGGCGACGGCACCGGCGAGAACTTCACTGGCCTATCCAACGTGTCGGGCGTGCAGGCGCAGGCGTGGGACACCGACCCGCTGACGACCCTGCGGAAGGCCAAGACGAAGGTCCGCACCGTCGGCCGGTCGATCGCCAACGCCTACCTGCTCAACCCCGCCGACCTGGAGACCGTCGACCTGCTCCAGGACAACGAAGGCCGCTTCTACTTCGGCGGACCCGGCGGCGTCGGCTCGGCGTCCGTGCTGTGGGGTCTGCCGGTCATCGAGACCGAGGCCGTCCCCGCCGGCACCGGCTACGTCGGCGACTTCCGCAAGGCGATCCTGTGGGACCGCGAGCAGGCCACCATCCAGATGACCGACAGCCACCTCGACTTCTTCATCCGCAACCTCGTCGCGATCCTCGCCGAGATGCGCGCCGCGTTCGGTGTCGTCCAGCCGAACGCCTTCGTCGAGGTCGACCTCACCGCCTGAGAGGAGGCATCCCCATGGCGTATCTGAACCCCGGCGCGGGCGCGGTCCGCGAAGGCAAGCAGGCCGCAGCCTCCGCGAACGCCGCCGCGATGACGACGACCGCGGCCGCCGGCGCCAACCCGACCAAGGCGGAGTTCGACAAGGTCGTCACCGACCTCGGCGTACTGCGCACGGCACACAACGACCTGCTGACCAAGCTGCGGGCCGCCGGGCTGCTGGCGCCCTGATGCTGTTCACACGGCAGTCCGCGGGAGGGCGGTGTCCGTGCGGCGCGGAGCATGCGGCGTGCGGCCCGCCCTCTGACGTGGTCCCGGTCGATGAGCGAATGGAGGTGGCCGTCGTGGGCGGCCCGCTGAAGAAGTACCGCGTGACCTCGGCGTCCGGCGCCGAGAGCGTGGTCAAGTACAACCAGGCCGACGCCGAGCGGCTCGGTCTGACCGACGCCGACCTCGTGCCGGAGCGGGCGGCGGTCACGGACGTGCAGCTGCCGGAAGACGCGCCGCAGACGAAGGCGCGGGGCGGGGCGCGCAACAAGGCGCGCACGGCTGCGAAGAACAAGGCGGCCGACGGTGGCGGGGCCTGAGCCGCTGCTCCTGGCCGAGCCCGCCGCGCTCGACGCCTACCTTGGGGTGGGCGTGGACAATCCGCAGCTGCTGGCTGCCCTGTACGCCGCGTCGTCGAGGTTCCGCGGGCATGTGCGGCATCCGGTCACCCGGGTGACCGGGGACGTGGAGCAGCACGACGGGGACGGCACGAATGTGCTGCACCTGCGGGCGGCGCCGGTCATCGCGGTGACGCTGGTCGAGGTGGACGGGACTGCGGTCACCGACTACAAGGTGCTGCGCCGTGCCGGGCTGCTGAAGCGGATCGCGGGCTGCTGGCCAGCGGACGCGGAGATCGACGTCACCTATGACCACGGGCTCGCCCTGGTCCCGGCGGATATCGCCGAGGTCGTCGTCGACCAGGCGCGCGTCATCTACCGCGTGGATCCGGCGATCCAGCAGGTGAGCACGGGTAGCGACAGCGTGACGTTCGCTGCGACGGCCGCGGTGGGCGTGACGTCGCAGTGGTCGGAGGCGGTGGCCGCGTACCGGCTGAACCGCGGTGACGGCTCATGATCGCCAACCCGCTGTACCGGGACACGGTCACCGTGATTCGCATGGTGCGTGGCGAGGACGACCGCGGCAACGAGACGTGGACCCCGACTCCGGTCGACGTCCCGGGCTGCAACGTCCAGCCCATGTCCAGTACCGAGGTGATCGAGGGCAAAGCGCAGGTGATCACCCGATGGCGGCTGGCCGGTCCTGCCGATCTCGGCCTGAAGGCGTCGGACCGTGTGGAGTTCGATGGCCGCACTTTCGAGGTCGACGGTGACCCGGGCGTGCACCGGTCCTTCGGCGGGGTCCTCGACCACACCGAGGCGATCCTCATGGAGGTGAAGGGCTGATGGCCCGTTCAGGACGCTTCGAGCCGGACCCGCGCGGGATCGGGGAGGTGATGCGCTCGGCGCAGGTGCGGCGCGCGCTGCGGCAGACCGCCGATGCCATCGCCCCGCGAGCGCGGGCGCTGGCGCGCGCGGAGGTGTCCGACGAGTTCGCGGAGGCGATCTACGTGGAAGAGGACACCCGGCCCCGCGGCCGGCCGACCGCCCGCGTCATCGCCGACCGCGAGGACGCTGAGGCGATCGAGTTCGGCGACACCAACCAGGACCGCCGCCGCATCCTCGGACGGGCGGCGCAGGTCGGCCCGATTCTCCAGGACGGCGGGTGACCGGCCGTGCCCGACATCGAGTACGCGGCCACGCTGTGGCTGCGCGCCCGGCATCCGGGGGTGCGGGTGGTCAACGAACTGCCGTCCACCCTGGAGCAGGGGCTGCCGCTGCTGCTCGTCGCCGTCGTGCCCGGCGGAGGCGATGACGGCGTGTCCGGGACGGCGGTCCTGGACGTGCAGTCGTTCGCCGCGACCCGGACCCTGATGTGGCAACTGGCCGATGCCGCCCACGAGTCGATGCTCGCGATGCGCGGCCAGCACGCCGGGGGCCTGGCCGTCGACGACGTCGAGACCAGCCTGCTGCCCGGCTACGTGACCTACAACAATCCGGCCGTCCGCAGGGCGGTCGCCTCCTACCGGCTCACCCACCGCGCGCCGGTCCGCGCCTGACCGCGCACCCATCCACCGCCCCGCCCGCACCCGTGTTGGCGGGGCTTCACCATGGAAGGAGCCCGCGATGGTCGCGGCGAACTTCGACACCATGGCGTCTCTGCGGACCAGCCTGATCCGCAAGGCGCTCACCTACGCCATCTTCGCGGCGGACGCCGATGCGCCCGCCCTCACCACCCCGTTCGACATCGACGGCGTGCTCCAGGAGTTGCCCGCCGGATACCTGCCGGTGGGCTACACCGACGGCGACGGGGTCACGTTCTCCGGCGACCTGTCCATGTCGGACGTGGAGTCCGGGCAGTCCGCGTCCCCGACCCGCTCGGACGTCGAGACGGACACCCAGACCGCGGAGTGGACGCCGCAGGAGACCAACGCGGCCGCGGTGTGCCTGTACGAGAACCTGCCGTTGGATGCGTTCCCGACGATCGGTTCGGCGGCGTGGACCTGGTCGCGCCCGGCGACGCCGCCGACGCTGTACCGCAGGCTCGTCTTCATCGCCCGGGACCTCAACAAGACCACGGGCAACCCGCTCTACATCGTCAAGCACATGCCGTCCGCGCTGCGGTCGGACCGGGACGACGAGCAGTGGACGCGCACCGAGGCGATCACCCGCAAGGTCACGTTCCAGGGGTACATCGACGAGATTGTCGGTACGGACGCGACGACGTGGATCGACGGGCCCGGATGGCGGGACCTGGAACCGCTGTCCAACGAGGTGCAGAGCATCGCGATCACGGGCGGGCCGACGGGCGGCACCTACACGCTGACCTATTCCGGCCAGACCACGGCGGCGATCCCGTACAACGCCACGGCGGCGCAGGTGCGGACCGCTTTGCAGGCCCTGTCCAACATCGGGTCAGGCAACGTGGCGTGTGCCGGTGGCCCGCACCCGGGCAGCGCGATCACCGTCACGTTCCAGGGTGCACTGGCGGGCACGGATGTGGCGCAGATGACCGCCAACAGCGCGAGCCTCACCGGCGGCACCAGCCCGGCCGTCGCGGTCACCACGACCACGCCCGGCGGGGCGTGATCCCTCTATCGGGCGCGGGGCGGCGGCTTGGGGTGAGCCCTGCCGCTCCGCGCCTCAGGCTCACCCCCGGCTCCCCAGAACAGGAACACGATCATGAGCAAGCCCAACAAGAAGCGCTACGTCCTGGAGACCGTCAAGGCGCAGTACGCCGAGGCCGTCGGCGGCGAGGAGATCGAGTTCGAGGGGCCCGGTGGCGAGGTCTACACGATGCCGCACCCGCTGTTCGCGCCCTCGGAGTGGTCCAAGGCCGTGGACGACGCGGAGACCGACGAGGAACTCGCGAAGGCCATCCTCGGCGAGGAGCAGTACGCCAAGTACGTAGACGCCGGCGGGCGGCCCGGTGACGTCGCCTTCATTCGCATGGCGGCGATGGAGGACATGAAGGGGGACCTCAAGGGCGGGCGCCCTACACGGTCCTCGACGTCCTCGGCCAGCACCCCGAAGCGGTAGAGGCAGACCTCCACCGGTACCCCGGCTTCGGCCGGGACGGGCCGCTGGCCGCCTATTTCCGTGGCGAGATCACGCTGCGCAAGCTGCGGGTGCTGGTGGAGGGCGTGGCGCCGGACGGGGCGCTCGGCCGGGCGGTCACGGGCAGCGTGTGGGGTCTGTCGGATCACCGTGACGCCGACATGGTCGACGAGCTCGGGCGGATCTTCACGGTGCTCTACAACGCGCACCGGGCGGAGGGGGCACCCGTGTTGCCGTGGCCGGAGCTGGTGCCGCGGCCGGGCGACCCGACGCCGGAACAGAGGGCCAAGGAGAAGGCGCGGGAGGCCCGCGCGGCGCGCGAGGGCTACGAGGACATCGTCAGCCAGGTGGCTCCGGGCCGGATCTGAGATCGACAACTGAAGAGGGGCGGCGGTCATGGCGCGTGCCGGTGCGGTGTGGGTGGACGTTCTGCCCAACATGTCGCGGTTCTCCCGTGAGTTGGGTCGGCAGGTCTCCGACCCGGTCGTCGCCGCGTCCCGCCAGGCGGGCGCCGACGGCGGCGAGGCAGCCGCCTCCGGCATGGCTGACGCGCTGAAGACGAAGGCCGCAGCGGTCGGCGTCGCCGCCGGAGCCGCCCTCACTGCCGGGCTGATGACCGGTTTGGAGGCGGAGAAGGCCACCGGCAAGCTGAAGGCGCAGCTCGGTCTCAGCGCGAAGGACGCGCAGAAGGCGGGCAAGGCCGCCGGGCAGCTGTACGCCGGCGCGGTCACCGAGACCATCGAGGACGGCGCCGCCGCCGTACGGGCCGTGATGTCTGCGGGCATCGCCCCCGAGAAGGCGACCACGAAGCAGCTGACGGCGATCGCCACCAAGGTCAGCGACCTCGCCTCGACGTTCGAGCTGGACCTGGGCCAGACCGCGAACGCGGTCGGCCAGATGATGAAGACCGGGCTGGCGAAGAACGGCACCGAGGCCATCGACGTCATGTTCCGCGGCCTGCAGAAGATGGGGCCGCGGGCGGACGACATCGCCGACACGTTCAATGAGTACTCGACGATCTTCCGGTCGATGGGGCTCGACGCGAAGACCGCCGTCGGCCTCATGACGCAGGGTCTGAAGGCCGGCGCCCGCGATACCGACGTCATCGCGGACACCATCAAGGAATTCACGATCGAAGCGGTCGCCGGCGGCGACCGGGTGAAGACCGGCTTCAAGTCCCTGGGGCTGGACGCCGACAGCATGGTGTCCAAGTTCGCCAAGGGCGGGCCCACCGCGGCGAAGGCGTTCGACACGGTCCTCGACAAGCTCCGCGGCATCGACAACCGGGCTACGCGCAACGCCGTGGCCATCGAGCTGTTCGGCACCAAGGCCGAGGACCTGGGCGATGTGCTCTTCGCCCTCGACCCGTCGAAAGCTGCCGCGGATCTGGGCAAGGTCGGCGGCGCGGCGAAGCAGGCCGGCGACGACCTGCGCAACAACACCACGGCTGAGTTCGAGCAGTTCAAGCGGCAGGCCCTGATGGGGCTGGCGTCCGTCGTGATGAGCGACGTGGTGCCCGCCCTTCAGGCGGCGGCCCCGGTGGTCTCCTCCATGCTCGCCCCCGTCAAGGCGCTGTGGGGCTGGCTGCAGGCCGACCCCGCCCGCATGCAGGCCACCGTGGCCGCGCTCCTGGCGGTCGGCGGGGCCATCGCCGCGTTCAAGGTCGCCTCTGCGGTGACCGGCGGTGTGACCTCGCTGGTGGGCGGCATCCGGCAGGCCGGGACGTGGGCGCGCACCGCGGGCACCAACATCAGGTTTGCGGCGTTCGCGGTGCGCTACTACACGGTGATCGGCGCACAGTCGGCCGCTCAGGCGCTCCGTACGGGCGCGGCGTGGGCGGCGGGGGCGGCACGCTCGGCGGGCGCGTGGGTGGCGGCCAGTGCCCGTGCCACGGGCTCGTTCATCGCGACGCAGGCCTCGGCCGTGGCGGCGGCGACGCGGACCGCGGTGACGTGGACGGTGGCAGCGGTCCGCTCCGGCATGGGCTGGGCCGCGGCACGGGCCCGCGCGGCCGGCTCGTTCGCGGCAACGGCGGCGTCGGCGAGCGTGAACGCGGCCCGTACGGCGGGTGCGTGGGTGGCCGCGCAGGCGCGGTCGCTGGCGGCAACGGTGCGGGCGACGGCCGCGCTGGTCGCGCAGCGCACCGCGATGGTCGCGGGTGCGGTTGCGACGAGGGCGATGGCGGCCGGTCAGTGGCTGCTGAACGCGGCGCTGCGGGCGAACCCGATCGGCCTGGTGATCACTGCGCTGGTGGCGTTGGGTGCTGGGCTGGTCATCGCGTACAAGAAGTCGGCGACGTTCCGGTCTGTGGTGCAGTCCGCGATGCGCGGGGCGATGACCGCGGTCCGTGCGCTCGGGACGGCCGGGCTGTGGCTGTGGCGTTCGGCGCTGCTGCCCGCGTTCCGAGGGGCGCAGGCGGCGGGGCGGGCGCTGCGCACGGGCCTGACGGCGAGCACGTCGGGGGCTCGGACGGCGTTCCGTGCGCTGGGCACGGCGGGGACGTGGCTGTGGCGTACCGCGCTGCAGCCCGCGTTCCGCGGGATCGGCGCGTCGGCGAAGTGGCTGTACAACAGCGGCATCCGCCCGCCGGTGGAGGCGTCCAAGCGGGCAGCCCGTGCGATGGCGACGGCGTTCACCACGGCGAAGACCGCGATCGGCCGCGCCTTCTCCAAGATCAAGGACTTGGCGAAAGCGCCCGTCGCGTTCGTGGTGAACACGATCTACAACAACGGCATCCGGGCCATCTGGGGGAAGGTAGCGGGCCTGGTCGGGCTGAAGGGCCTGCCGGAGGTCAAGGGCTTCTCGTCGGGCGGCTACACCGGCCCGGGGGGCGTGCACCAGCCCGCGGGTGTGGTGCACGCCGGGGAGTTCGTCACCCGGCAGTCCGCCACCCGGAGCATCGAGCGCAAGCATCCGGGCGCGCTGGACTACATGAACCGCACCGGCCGTCTGCCCGGGTTCTGGGGCGGCGGCTGGGTCGGTGACGCGGTGGGCGGGATCGGCGACAGCGCGAAGTGGGTCGGCGGGAAGGTCGTGTCCGGGGCGAAGGCGGTCAAGGACTTCGCCGTCGATACCGCGGACCTTCTGAGCGATCCCAAGAAGATCTGGGAGAAGCTCGCGGCGCCGATCCTCGGCAAGCTCAAGAGCCTGACGCAGAACCCGTTCGCGCGAGGCGTCGCGAAGATCCCGATCAAGATGGCGACGGGGTTGAAGGACAAGGTTGTCGAGGCCGCCAAGAGCATGTTCGACTTCGGCGGGGGCGGCGGGGACGTCGGCGGGTCCGGCGTGAAGCGCTGGTCCAAGGTCGTGTTGACCGCGCTGAAGATGGTGGGCCAACCGGCCTCGCTGCTGCCCATCGTGCTCCGGCGGATGAACCAGGAGAGCGGCGGCAACCCAAAGGCGATCAACAACTGGGACATCAACGCCAAGCGGGGCGACCCGAGCCGTGGCCTCATGCAGACCATCGGCAGCACGTTCAACGCCTACGCGGGCAAGCTCCGCGGGCGCGGCATCTACGACCCGCTCGCCAACATCTACGCGTCCATGCGGTACGCCCTCGCGGTCTACGGGTCGCTGGCCAAGGCCTACAACCGGCCCGGCGGCTACGCATCTGGCGGGCGCCCGCGGGCGGGCGAGGTGGCCTGGGTGGGCGAGCGCGGGCCCGAGCTGGTCCGCTTCGGGTCGGCGAACAGCCAGGTCTACGACCACCGGACGTCGATGCGGATGGCTGCGGGCGCGGGCGCGCGCGGCTTCGCCAAGGGCACCTCGGGTGCCAAGGCGCGGCGTGAGCTGCCCGGGGACCTGAAGGCGTGGACGAAGGCCCTCACGGGCTCCGCGTCGCAGATCAAGTCGGCGGCCAAGTCCCTGTCCACCGACCTGAAGGCGGCTGGCGGCGCGGGCCGACGGCTGGCCAAGTCGACGGACGCGACGGCGAAGAAGCTGACCGGGCTGGCCGCGAAGCGCGATGCGGTCGCCAAGAAGATCGCGGCGGCCAACACGTACATCGGCGAGCAGAAGAGTGCGGCGTCGGACTACACCGCGATCTCCCAGCTCGGCGAATCGGCATCTGTAGCGGACGTGATCAGCGGGCTGAAGACGCGGCAGGACACCACAGCCGGATTCCAGCGGTCCATCGCGGCCCTGAAGAAGAAGGGACTGAACAACACCTACCTGCGCCAGCTGATCGGCATGGGCCCGGAGTCCGGGCTCGCCGGCGTCCTGGCCGGGGCGGGCGCGGGGCAGATCACCGCCCTGAACAACCTGGCGAAGTCGGGGGCGAAGCTCAGCGACTCCTACGGACGCAGCATGGGCGACTACCTGTACGACGCCGGGTCGAAGGCCGGAAAGGGCATCCTCGCGGGGCTAAAGGCGCAGGAGAAGCAACTCCAGGCGGAGATGGACAAGCTTGGGCGCGGCATGGTCAAGGCGATCAAGAAGGCGCTGAAGATCAAGTCTCCGAGCCGGGTCACGCGGGACGAGGTCGGTGTGCAGGTCGGCGCCGGCCTCGTCGAGGGCATGGCCGACACCCTGCCCGCGGTGCAGGCCGAGGCCGACCGCATGGCCGCCGCGGCGGTCCCGGCGCGGTCGGTGGTCCCGGTGTCCGCATCGCTCGGCGCCGCAGCCCGGCCCGGCGGCACGAGCGGGCTCGACGGCCGGCCGCTGTACCTCGTCGTTGAGGACGGCACCGTGCTGCGGGCCTACGTCGATGACCGGGTGGACGGGGCGCTCACCCAGGTACGGGCCCGCGGCCGCGCGGGCGTGAAGCGCTGACCGAGAGAGGAGGCACAAGGGTGCCGATGATCGTGCTGCCGGGGGCGCCCCCGGTCACCGTCCCGGACCGCATCACCTCGCCGGACGGCTGGCTCGCCGCGATCGTGGATGAGCCGTGGGCGGGGGTGGTGCTGTCCGTCGACTACACCGCGGGCAGCAGCCCCCTGTCCACGGCCGCGGACGTGCGCCGGGTGCGGATCCTGCGCACGGGCCCGGACGGCGTGCCGGTTGCGGTGCGCGGGGCGGCGCCCGGGTGGGCGGTGGAGGGCATCGGGACGGCGTACGACCATGAGGCGCCGCTGGGCGTGCCGGTGATGTACTCCGCGCAGCCCGAGTACGCCAACGGCACCCTTGGCCCGGTCTCCTCCCTCGCGGTGGAGGTCCCGGCGCCGGCGGTGGGCGCGGTCCGCGATCTGTGGCTGAAGTCGGTGGATGAGCCGGGCCTGTCGGTGCTGGTGCACATCACCAGCTGGGGCGCGCGGGAGGCGACGGCCCGGCAGGACATCGCGGCACGGGCCGGGTCGCCGTTCTCGATGGTCGGGTTCGACGTGCACACGGCGCCCGCGGTGCAGGTGGTGGCGGACGTCCCGCCGGAGCGCATCGAGCAGGTACGGGCGCTGATGGATACCGGGGTGCTGCTCGCGCAGTCCCGGCCCGGCTACCAGCAGCCAGACAGCTTCTTCGTGCCGGGCGACTGGTCGGAGGACGCCACCGGCAAGCTCGGCAGCACGGGCGGCTACGCGGTCGCCTTCACCGTGCAGCCCATCGAGCGGCCGGACCCGGAGGGCCAGCCGATGCGGGTGCCGGGCTGGTCGTGGGACACCGTCGCCGCCGCGTTCGCGTCGTGGACGGCGGTCGACTCCAGCTACACCTCGTGGGCGGCGCTGTCGACGAACGGCAGGACCTGACATGCAGGCGCTGCCGCCCGCCCTCGTGCGGGCCCTGACGAGCGCCGTGCGGCGCCGCCCGGTCGCGGAGTGGTCCAACGACGGCGGGCAGAGCTGGGAGCCGCTGACGGTAGGCACGGCGGACGTGAAGCCGGACCGGACGGCTGAGTGCCGGTGGTCGGCGACCGTAGAGCTCCTCGACCCGCCAGTCGGCCGCGCGGGCATCAACACCGTCGCCACCCAGATCCGCCTGTTCGAGGAGCTGACGACGTCGCGGGCGGACCCCTACCGGGTTCCCGCCGGCCGGTACGTCGTCGACACCACGAAAACGAGCCTGCGCGGCCGAGGCCTGTCCGTGGAGCTCCTCGGCGTCGAGGACATCGTGCGCGGCGCGGCCCTGCCGGTGGCCCGCACCGTGGACACGGACACCGCGGAGGCGATCGCGCGCACGCTGATCGCGGAGGCCGCACCGTGGGCGGCAGTCGCCTGGCGCGACGGCGTGAAAGCCGACACCAAGGTCCCCTCGTTCGTGATCGACGAGGACCGGTGGCAGGGACTGTCCGGCGGCGCCGACCAGGCCGGGGTGTCCACCGGCATCGCGCCCGCCCTCGGCTCCGAGGTGTTCGCCGACGCCCGCGGCGTGTTCACCTTCGCGCCGGTGCCCACCCTCGCCGACCCGCCGGTGTGGACGCTGCCGTACGGGCAGGGCCTGGTCGAGCCGGAGGCCGCACAGAGCAGCGAGGGCCTGGTCAACGTGTGGGTCATCAGCGGCGAGGAGGCCACCTCCGACAGCGGGACGGCCGCCGCGCCGGTCGGCCCCATCTACGTGTGGGACGACGACCCCACCTCACTGACCTACGCAGGTCCCGACCCGGTACGCGACCCGCTCGCCCCGCAGCGCGAGGGCCTGGTGTGGGTCCGCCCGCGCGTCGAGCGCTACACCTCCCCGCTCATCACGTCCGAGGAGCAGGCCTACACCGCCGGCCGCGCCAAGCTCGCCGACAGCCTCCGCGTGCAGTCCTCGCTGACGTTCACCGCGTACGCGCATCCCGGGATCGAGCCGGGCGACGTCGTCCGCGTCGAGGTCGAGCCCGGTGTGTGGGAGACGCACCTGATCGACGCCTGCCCGCGCACGCTCGGGGCGGCGTCGATGTCCTGCCAGACCCGCACCTCAACCCGGAGGATCTGATGGGCGTCCGCGAAGACCTCGGCGCCGACCTCGTGACCGGGCCGACAGCCCGGCCGACGACGGTGCTGTGCCGCGTGGTGGACGTCACCGACGAGGGCGGCGTGAACATCATGTACAACGGGGCGCTGCTGCTCGATGTGGCGTGCTCGACGGCGTACCGCGGCCGCCAGGCGGGCGACCTGGTCCACGTGCGGCCCGGCGTGAAGCCGCTGGTGCTGTACGCGGTGGGCGACGATCCGGGCGCGGCCACCGATGCGTCCGTGCGCGACATCGCCCGGGAGATCGCCGTGGACGAGGACGCGATCACCGCGGCGACGTGGGGCACCGCCGGGCCCTCCGGTACCGGCTGGCAGACGGTGGCGACGACGCATGTGCGCAAGGACCCGGACGGCAAGCTGCAGGTGTACTTCCAGCTCGGCAGCCAGTCGGATACGTCGCCGGCGGCGCCGAGCCGCGGCCCGAAGTCGAAGGTGATCTCCCCGACTGACTCGGGGAGTTGGCGGGGCGGCCGTCCGGATGAGTACGCGTCGGCGCCGACCCAGGGCGACTGGACAGGCCGGGGCAACCGGCGCGGCGGCTGGTTCTACGGGTCGGCGATCCAGACGGCCTGTGCGGGCCGCACGGTGTCGTCGATGAAGGTCAGCTTCAGCCGGAAGCGGGGCTCCGGCGTCAACGGGAAGATCCCGATGAACCTCTACCTGCACAACCACAGTTCGCCGCCGTCGGGGCAGCTCAACCTCGGCACGGGCCCGGAGGACGGACTCCTGCGCCTGTCGGTGGGTGCGAAGGGCACCGCCTCCCTGCCCGCCTCCTGGCGCTCGGCGCTGGCTTCGGGGAGCGCGAAGGGCCTGGCCATCTACGCGTCCGGCCGCTCCGAGTACGGCAGTTTCACCGGCGGCAAGATCACCATCTCGTTCTCGGCCTGAGAGGGGGCGCCCGCGTGGCGACCATCGGATACGCAGACCTCCCCGTCCCCGGCGGCGGCGACAGCCCGGACGGCTCCGCGGCCATCGCCGCACTCGCCGAGGTCCTGGACCCGCACCTCGTACAGCACGTCGCCAACCTCGCCGAACGCAACTCGACGATGGCCGACGCCCCCACGGGCATGCTGGTCATCGCGGCCGACGGCACCGCGTGGGCCAAGACCGCCTCGGGCTGGGCCACTTTGTACGAGCCGCTGCAGGCCTGGCAGTCCACCATCACCCTCAAGACGGGCTTCGAGGAGGGCGCCGTCGACCTCGGCCTGCGCGTCACCGACGACGGCAAGCACGTGTGGCTCAAGGGCCGGATCCAGCGCACCGACGGTCAACTGATCTTCGATGCGAACGCCGTCAACCTCGGCGCCGTCCCCAGCGGTCTGATCCCGGCCGAGCTGCGCACCCTGGACGGAACCTGCTCGATGGCCGGGGCCACCACCGACGCCACCGGCCGCCTGGAAATCCTCAACACCGGCGCCTCGTCCGCGTACGGCGTCGCCGGCGACATCCTCTGGTGGTACCAGGGCACCGACGGCACCGCGTGGGTGGACATCTCCGGCGACTACTGGCTCGACTGAGGAGGCGACGGAATGGCGCTGTACACCTACGGCGGGACCCCAGCCGACGTCCTCACCGACACCGCGGGCAACGTCGTCGCGGACTACCCGCTGATCGTGCGGGCGGCCGGGACCGGCGAGCAGATCACCGCGCTCCTCGAGGCGGACGGCACCACGCCGATCGCGCAGCTGCGCACCAACTCCGGTGTGAGCACGGCACCGGGCCGCGTCCGCCCCTTCAAGATCGACGGCGTGACCGCCATCGAGTATGAGTACAACGCGCCCGGCGGCGGCGTGCTGCGCTGGTACCAGGCCGCCCGCGAGGCCGCCTCCGGCGCGCTCGACCAGATCGAGAGCAAGCTCGACAAGGCCGGCGGGACGCTGACCGGCAAGGCTCAGTGGGGCATGGTCAACGCCACCGACGTGATCCTCGGCGGCTTCAAGACCGGCGACGGATTCGATCGCTTCCGGGTTGCCGCGGACGGCAGCATGCAGTGGGGCAGCGGAGCAGCAGCCCGCGACACCTTCCTGTCCCGGTCGGCGGCCGGCGTGCTGGAGACACCGGGCACCTTCACGCCGGGACAGATCAGCCTCGCCGGGATGAAGGTCTTCAACCCGCGCGTGACCTACGGCGCGCTCGGCAACGGCACCGCCGACGACGCACCCGCCATCCAACTCGCCCTGAACGCGGCCCTCGCCGCGGGCGGCGGCATCGTGCTGGTGCCGCCCGGCACGTACCGGCTGGCGACCCTGCCGCTGCGGATATACCGCAAGACGTGGCTGCTGGCCATGCCGGGCGCGGTGTTCCAGCGCGGTGCGAACGGCACGATGCTCCTGAACGGCGACGCAGCCCAGTCCTACGGCGGGTACACCGGGCACGGCGACATCATCATCGAGGGCGGCGTATGGGACTGCCGCGGCACCGTCTACACCACCTCGGCGATGTGCATGTCGATCGGGCACGCGGAGAACGTCACGATCCGCGACCTGACCATCAAGGACGTGTGCGGCTACCACGGCATCGAGATCAACGCCGTGAAGCACACGGAGATCCGCAACGTCCGCGGCCTCGGCTACCTCGACCCCGGCGGGCGCGACTTCAGCGAGTTCATCCAGCCCGACCTCGCCAAGGGCTCCGCCTACTTCGGGGGATTCGGTCCGTACGACGACACCCCCGTCGTCGACCTCCTCATCGACAACTGCTCGACCGGGCCGTCCGGCACCGCGGGCACGACGGCGTGGCCGCGCGGGGTCGGCTCGCACAGCGCGAGCCCGTCCAAGCCCCACCGCGACATCCGCATCGTCAACTCCCGCTTCGAGGGCTGCGCGCAGTACGCGATCGGCGGCTACACCTGGGAAGGCGTCACCATCGAGGCCTGCCAGATCCGCGGCTGCGGCGCCGGGATCCGCATGCGTACCCTCGACTCCGGCACCGCCTCGCACCGCACCCCGGCCGGCGGAGGATCGCCGACGATCGCCGGGTCTCAGCCGCTGCGGTCCATCACGGTCACCGGGTGCGAGATCACCGGGACGACCGGATACGACGACTGCATCCTCGTGATGGGCGAGTCCACCGGCACCGTCATCAACGCGACGATCACCGGGAACATCCTCGACGGGAACAGTGCGGGCGCGCAGAACGGGATCCGCCTGGAGTACGTCGACGACTACACCCTCAGCGGCAACACCGTCCGCGACACCGCGGGCACCGGGATCAGCCAGGAGCAGGCCACCGGCGGCACGGTGACCGGCAACCGGGTGCGCGGCACGACCGCCTCCGGGATCGCGTGCACGACGTGCACGGAGGTGGAGATCGCCGGGAACAACCTGCGCGAGCTCGGCGTCAACGGTGTGCACGTCCTGGGTGGCAGTGACGTGACGATCGTGAAGAACTACATCAAGGGCGCGAGCAGGGCGGCGTCCGGATCGTGGGGCATCCGCTGCTCGACGTCGGCGGACGGGCTGCTGATCTCCGGCAACAAGATCCGCAAGTACGGCAGCGGCAACGAGGTCGCCGCGGGCATCGGCATCACCAACACCTGCACAGGCGTACGCCGTTACGGCAACGACCTCGGCGACACCGGCCTCGACGACGCGTCGACGCCGGAGACGTCGCCGTTCGACACGGCAGGCGCGGTCGATGAGGCGTGGCGGCCGGCCGGGCGGTGGGAGACCACCTCGCGGCTGCGGTGCGGCGGGGACACGCAGCCCACCTCGGGTTGGCTGTACCTGGTGCCGATCTGGCTGCCGAAGGGCGCGGTGGTCTCCAACATCACGTTCGTGTCCGGCAGCACCGCGGGCGCCACGCTCACCAACCAGTGGTTCACCCTGCACAACAGCGCACGGGTGGCGCTGGCCCGCACTGCGGACGCCACCACCGCGGCGTGGGCGGCGAACACCGCGAAGACGCTTGCGGTTGCGCAGACGACGGCCGGGGCGGCGTCGAGCTACACGACAACGTATTCGGGATGGCACTACCTCGGCGTGATGGTCGCGGCGACGACTCCGCCGTCCCTGCTCGGCGAGGGCCGCCTGCTGTCGCAGGCCAACACCTCGCCCGGTCTCGGCGCGACCAACTCCGGGCAGACGACCCCGCCGACCGTCACCGCCGGCGCTTTCACCGCGGCGGCGTTCTCGTCCGGGGCGATCCTCGCCTACGGCTACACCACCTAGACCACCCCCGAACCCACCCCGCCCCGCGCCGACTGGCCGGGGCTTCTCTGCATGCCCTGGAGGCACCATGTCCGAGCAGGCTGAACCGACCCAACCGCCGATCATGCGGTACTTCCAGTTCGCTCATCTGCCCGCCGAACTGGCGGCGGTTGCGGTGCTGTTCTCGAAGCTGGCCTACGACTTGTGCACGACTCTGCCCGCCGGGCCCGAGTTGTCCGTGGCGCTCCGCAAGCTGCTGGAGTCCAAGGACGCCGCCGTGCGTGCCGCGCTCGACGCACCCTTCGCGGACGGCCACTGATGGCCGCGCCGCTGTCCGCCGCCAAGGCGCTGGCCGCGCTGCGTGCCGAGGGCGTGAAAGTCGTCGAGGTCGCCGGATGGCCCGACCGGAACCGCAACCACAAGGGCCCCTGGGGCCCGGTCCACGGCGTGGTCATCCACCACACCGTCACCAAGGGCGCGAAGGCCACCGTCGACATCTGCCGCAAGGGCTACTCCTCGCTGCCGGGCCCGCTGTGTCACGGCGTCATCACGAAGGACGGGCAGGTCCACCTCGTCGGCTGGGGCCGGGCGAACCATGCCGGCCTCGGCGACGACGACGTGCTCCGTGCGGTGATCGCCGAGAAGGCGCTTCCGCCGGACAACGAGGCGAACACCGACGGCAACCGGCACTTCTACGGCTTCGAGTGCGAGAACCTCGGCGACGGCGAAGACCCTTGGCCGGCCGTCCAGGTCGAGGCGATCGTCCGGGCGAGCGCCGCGCTGTGCCGGGCGCACGGCTGGGCTAAGGACGGCGACACCTCCGTGATCGGCCACGCCGAGTGGCAGCCCGGGAAGGTCGATCCGCGCGGCATCAAGGGCGGCATGCCCGGCATCCGCGAGCGCGTCGCCGAGCGGCTGAAGCACCCCGCGTCGTGGTCGCCGGGTGGCGACGAGCGGTACACCGTGCGCGCGGGCGACACCCTGTGGTCCATCGCCGCCTCCAAGCTCGGCTCCGGCGCCCGCTGGCGCGAGATCGCCGACCTCAACCAGCTTCGCGACGCGGACGACATCAGCGTCGGCACGAAGCTCACCCTCCCCAAGAAGTGAGGTAGTCCCATGGCCAGTTCCTCAGCTCCGATCGAGACCAAGGTCAAAGCGTCCAGCGTCGCCACCTACCTCGTCAGCCTCGCCGCGCTGGCGATCCTCGGCGGGGTGACCGACGACCCGTCGCTCATCTCCGGGATGCCCGACGCGCTGGAGCCGTTCGTCCTCGCTCTCATCCCGGCCGCGACGAACGCCGTCGCCGGGTGGGCGGCGCCGCACACCCCGCGCTCGGACGCCTAACCGGAGGCGCGGCAGGTGTCCGAGGAACTGTCCGCCGGTGAGCTCGGGCGCTCTGTCGCCGCCCTCCGCCAGGAGATTCAGGCCATGGGGCAGGGCATCAACGCCCGCCTTGACCGCGTCGTGTCGACCGAGGTGTACAGCCTCCAGACCGCCTACACCGACCAGCGCCTCACGCAGCTGTCTCAGGAGATTCAGAAGGTCAGCGATGCGCGGGAGACGTTGGAGACGCAGTTCGAGCAGTACCAGCTAGCGGAGCGCGACCGACGCGAGCGTGAGCGGCAGGCGCGGTTGTACCAGCTGGTTGTCCCGGTGCTCTTGGCGCTGCTGTCGGCGGGAGTCGCGGTGTGGGCGGTGGTGGCGCAATGAGCGCGGTTCACGGCAGGCCGCGGCGTGTGCGGTTGCCGCGTGTGGAGTGGTTGATCGGGTTGACGCTCGTCGTGGTGGTGGCGTTCCTGGCTGCGCTGACGGTGCTGGTGGTGAGGCAGTCGCAGGATCTGCGGACGGCGAATGAGGCCCGGGATGCGCTCGCGCGGCAGGTGCAGGGGCTCGGGGAGAAGCCGATCGCCGGGCCTCCGGGAAGCCGCGGGGATCCGGGCCGGAGCGTGACCGGGCCACGTGGGCCGAGCGGTCCGGCGGGCGAGCCGGGTGACCCGGGCCCGTCCGGGAAGCCCGGCCGCGCGGGCGACGACGGCAAGACCGGGAAGGACGGCGCGGATGGTACCGCTGGCGAGCAGGGCCCGACCGGGGCCGCTGGCACCGACGGTGTGGCCGGACCGCCGGGTCCGCAGGGCGAGCCGGGCCCGGCCGGGCCTGAGGGCCCCGCGGGGAAGGACGGTGCGGCTGGGCAGGACGGCCGCGACGGGCAGACGTGCCCCGACGGGTACAGCCTCCAGGCGCCAGCCGACGATCCGGATGCGCTCGTGTGCCGCCGTGACGGGGCACCACAACCGCAGGACAAGCGGAGCGAGTCGCAAGCGGCTCTCGACCCGCAGCGGCGCCAGTACGCATGACGGAAGGCGCCCTCGCTGTCGGGCGGATCTCTCTGGTTGTCGCGGCACGGAGACGGCCGAGGCCATACTGCCAGTAGCGCAGAGGCCGTGGGCTGGCCGGAGTGGCCGTGCACCTAGTCGTCCACGTGGCGGCGGCCTCAGTCCCTGGACCCTGGATGGCGCAGTGGGAGCAAGGCTTCATCTGCTAGCGCGAAGCCTTGAAGGCAGTAGTGCGAGGCGCTCGGCTGGGGACGCCCAGCCAAGCGTCTTGCGCGGACGCAGTCGTCCGCCGCCGTGACTGCGTACCTGCTGCTGGCCCCGAGGCTGCTCCGCAGACCGCCGCGCTGGATCCGCAGCGGCGTCAGTACGGCTGACGTACGGAAGTCGGGACCGAGGGGTTCCGTTTCAGGCATGTGCCCGGGGAAGGTTGGGGATGCAGTTCCGGTCGCCGGGCCCCTACCCGGCGACCGGTTCCGCCTCAACCGGGGGCGCCGACACCGCGGGAGGTCGCCTGCGCCCTCGGGAGCGTGTACCGGTGGCGTCTTGGCGCAGACCTAGCGCGTCTGACATCACCGGTGCACCTCGGATCTGCCCTGCCGCTGCGGCCAGCACACACGTTGAATGCCGGACTGCCCCCTCCGCCTTCGGGCGGAGGGGGCCTTTCGTCGTGTCGCACGTGCGCGCCTCGATCAGCGCAGCGCATCGATGGCCTGCACGATCAGCGCCCTCGCGTCAGCCCCGTAGAGAGCAAGGCCCCGCAGCTGATCGAAGGCCTTCTCGTACAGGGCGATCTCCGTCGGCTGCGTCAGCGTCACACGGGCGGACAGCAGTTCCACGGACACCAAGGTGTCGTCGTACATGTGGAACGTCTCCATCGGCCAGATCCGCCGGTGCGGCGTCGACATGGGGATGACCCCCAAGGACACGGAGGACAACGCTCCGGCCGTGAGCAGATATCCCAGCTGCGCGGCCATCGCGTCGGAGTCTCCGACTTGATGCCGCAGCGCTGCCTCCTCGACGAGGAGCACGAACCGCCGGCCTGGCTCCTGGAGAATCCGTGACCTTTCAAGGCGAGCGGTAACGGCCTCGGCCACGTCGTTGGGGATCTCCCGAAACTCGGTGATCGACGACAGCAGCCCCATGGCGTAGCCGCGGGTCTGGAGGAGTCCGGGCACCAGCGTGGCGGAGTAGACCCTGAACAGCTTGGTCGCCTTGAACAGCGGCACGTAGCTGTTCTGCAGCTGCTTCAAGCCGGCCCGGGAACGGCGGCGCCACTCAACGTACATGGACTCGGCGTTGCGGGACTGGGCAATGATGTCGGGTGCTTGGTCCGCTGCCCCGCACGCTGCACACCACCGGCGGATGTCGTCGACCGAGGGCGGTGTCCGCGCGTTCTCGATCCGGTACGTCTTGGGGTGGGACCAGTTGCAGCGTTCGGCCAGCTCAGACCCTGAAATTCCGGCGTCGGCACGGAGTTCGCGGAGACGTTGCGCGACGCTCTCGCGCGCGGCCTGTGCCGCCGACGACGGTGAGATGGACATGAGCTGGCTCGCCGCTTCCGTTAGCTGATCTTGAACGACTCGTGGGGGACAGCTCGATCCCACACCGCCTCGAAGGCCTCGGCGCACAGCTTCGCCGCAGCCGGATCCTCGCTGATCTCTCCACCGGCTGAAGCGCCCTCGCCCGTGAAGTGGTTCCAGCGGATCAGGCGCCCGTCGATGAGCCAGAAGTCGTTTCCGGGCAGAGCGATCCCAGACGCCTTCCGGCGCGGCAACCAACGCACTTGCTCGCCCGCGGCGACGTTGGTGAACGTCCCGTCGTACAGGAACCGCGTGTACTCACTCACTGGTTCGGAAACGATCCGGGCCCGCCGGACCTCGACGCCGCGCCCTACTGTCTCCGCGATCAGGTCAAGCCACGGGCGCCACCACGACGCCCGGTCGGTCGGATCGTGGCGGTAGCCAGCGCGCCAGTCTGCGAACGGGCCCTGTTCGTAGTCGACGGCGTAGGCGTCGCGCATCTCCAGGTGCACAGCGGACTGGCGGGCCGAGCCGAGGAGATCAGCCCACGTCGGGACGCTCGACTGCATCGCATGCCTTCCTGATGATGCCGACCATCCTGGCCGGGATGCGGACGACTGCCTCATGGTCCGGGATGCCCTTCGCGTGCCCCGGAACCTCGGTCTCTGCGCACTGTGCTTCGAGCTCCGGGCTCGGCTTCCATCCTTGGAAGACGAGCTCCTGGGCCTCCGGGTCCGCCCACACGGTGGGGCTTTCTCCGTCGCCCGTGCTGGGGTCGATTCCGATGAACCGTAGCGCCATGACTGCCTCCGTTGCTGATGTTGTGCACGGATGAACACCACTGTCAGTCGCGCGAGTTAGGCGGTCAAGAGGGTGGGTTCGAGAACTCTTCACGGGCTAGATCGGCGTGTTCATTCGTGCACATTGCTGGCAGTGACGCACGTCACGCTCCTAGCGTCGGTAGACGCAACAAAGCCCTGGCGACCGGGTGGACGGCCCCAGGGCATGGCCGACTACGAGGAGTCGACGTGGCCGACAGTACGGGACACCTGCCAGACACAGGAAGCGGCGCATCCCCGGCGCTCGCGAGCGCCGTCACCGACTGGTTCGCACGCACCCTGGACGCACCCGAACAAGCACGCCGCGAGTGGTCGGACACCGGAGTCGCCGTGCTGCCGCTGGGCACACGCTTCGACGCTGTCCGCCTGTCCGACGCCCTCGTGCACGCCGCCTTGGGCCCCACCGCCCCCAACGAGATCACCGCACGCCTCGGACACTTCCTCAGCGGCCCCGTGATCCACGACAGCCGGACCATGGGCGGCACCTACTACGCCCTCATGCGCCCCGTCGACCGGGTCCGATGGCGGTACCAGGACATCGCACCTCGCCTCGGGGCGCACAGCTACCTCGGCGTGCCCAAGCTGACCCGGACCGAGCCGCCCGGCACCCACTGGGTGGTGCTCCCGCGCTTCGAGGGCGACCTGTGCGAGCCCTCCGCCGTCGGGGGCCTCGTCACCGCCGGCAGTGCTGTCCTGAGCGGGGCGGAGCAGTGATCGCGGACGCGGTGGCCGTCGAGGAGCAGCAGGCCGACGAGGCGTACCGGATCCTCCTCGCGCACACCGAGGAGTGCCGCCACTGCCGGGCGGGCGAGGAGTGCGACGACGAGCGGCGCCTCTCACGGGCTTGGCGCACCCTGCGCTCCGCCGCTGCGCACAGCACGCCGCATAGCGGGGCCTCATGACCGACACAGCGCCCTCGCCCGAGACGTGCGGCCTGTGCCGCCGTGCCATCCGCGCCGGTGAGCCGACGGAGGAGCTGACGGTCTACGTCGACGGCGAGCCGCAGCTCGGCCGCGCCCACGCGCGAACCTGCCCGGGGGTGCTGCTCGTCTGGTGCGCGGCGTGCCTGCGCGCTCTCCTCACCGGCGCGGCCGGGCCGCACGGCTGCCTCCTGGAGACCTCGCTCGGCATCGACGGCAACCGGATCGTCGTCATCCCGGAGACGGACTGCCTCTGCCACTGCCCGCCCGACGGCGCGGTGGCGCCCCCGGCGGAGAGCGAGGCGCTGCGGGCCGCACGAGACAGAGCGCGGGCGCCGACGGCCCGCGATCTGTCGGTCCCCGCTCATAGGATGGCCGGGCCGCCACGAGAGGAATGATCACAAATGCGCCCCGACGCGTTCCAGGACTACGCCATTGATCTGCTCAAGAACGCCGCCGACGTGCAGCGCGTACAGACGCTCGCTGAGGCGGGAGACGACAAGCATCCGTACGGCCTCGCCGTGACCGTGGCCGGCCGGGAGGTCCGGTGGCAGGTCATCGGGCAGCTCGCCGAGGGCGCCAAGCACGACACGCCCACCCCTCCCGTTGAGGGCGCCCCGGCCCACGCCGCGGCCGCCCCGGTGACCGCGGCGCCGGATGCGTGGCTGGCGGGCGTGATCGGCGCCGCGGAGTCTCCCGAGATCGCCGCACTCGACGTGTGGTCGGCCCGCGAGGGGGGCGGGGACAGCCAGCATGGCGTGACGATCGACTGGCACAACGGCGAGAAGACATTCGTCCGCAAGCTCTAGACCCTCCCCGCGGGCCGCAACCTCGGTCGAGCGGCGGAGTGCACCACACCAGTCAGCACCATCCCACCACCCCGAGGGAGAACTGATCATGTGTGAAAAGCAGCGCGGTACCCGCTTCGACCCGGGCCGGTGCTCGGGCATCTGCCAGGTATGCGGCGCCTACTCCGGAGTCGAGCCGGGCCAGCCGATGCCCCCGCACCAGCCGCAAGGCGGCGGCCGAGAGATGTGCTCGGGAGCTGGCACCGCCGCCGGGTGACAACCAGGGCGGGGCTCGGTCTACCCGTGAGCCGGGCCCCGCCCGTCACACGAGGTCTCGGAGCGGCACACCGAGCGCGTCGGAGATGCGGATGAGGTTGTCCAGGAGCGGGCTCGCGTGGCCCTGCTCGATGCGGTTGATGGCCTGCCGGTCGAGGCCCGCCATCTCTGCGAGGCGTTCCTGACTGAGCTCCGCGTGGAGGCGTGCGGCCCGGATGCGCTGGCCGACGGCTCGCCGGGCGGCGAGGACGCGGGGCGATGGGGGCGGGACGAGCGGCACTCGCTCAACGCTCGCGGCCCCTTGATCGCGTGTCTGTATCGTTGA